TTATATACAATATCCTAAAACATCGGGGATTTTAGAGATCCTTCGTAATACCTTATATACTATATATATATAATATCTATTGGACCTTGACATGATGGGGAATATGTGATAGCAGCTCCAAGAGCTATACCTATTCTATCTATTGGATCACTATCTATAGATGTATGAAGAGAACCTAGAGCTATTTGACTACCGCTTCCTATAGAGGATTGATCTACTTCTAATACCCCCCAGTCACCTACATTAAATTCAAACAATCTACCCTTTGCACCTATAAGAAAACCTGTATCTTCATTCTCTATATCCCTGGCATGGGAATCTATCATAGTTTTAAGACTCTCACATATATCTAATCTAATAATCTTTTCTATATCTCCTTCTGGCGAAGGTAGATCGATATAATTAATAAGCTGTCCTATACCTATAGTACCTGCATAACCATATATCCATTCATCTTTTATAGATACCTTTGGTTTTATCATAGATACTATAGATGAATCATCTGATGCAGATCTGTCCCCACCCATATATATAGTATCGTTATCTACTATACCTACGATACATGTCACAGTTAATTATATCCTATCCCTGGCGATTTTACAAGCTCTTCGTAATACCTTTTATAAAAAAGCTCGGCGATTTTGAGAGCTCTTCGTAATGTCTTTTTATTTATTATAAGATCCCCGGCCCTCTTTTCAGAAGATAGAGAATATTCCAACCAGGATAAAGAAGAAAACAATCAGGAAAACAAACCCACCAAAGAATGCGGTTAGCGCATCGTTACCCCTGTTCACTCTAGCATCTCATCTATGGTAGAAAATGAAAACTCTTTGTCTACTTTCAGAGTTTCACATAAAGCGTTGTAGGCAGCAACAACATCTCTTTCACCGATATCTGTTAAGGTTGTAGAACCTGCAACAAAACTAACGGCACAAAAAATTCCAAGATCATTCTTAAGAAAAAAATCTTCCCACTCTGGTGTGCCAAAAAAATCATTGTATAGGTCTGATAAAATTTCACATTTAGAAAAGGGTGTCTTGTCCATCTACATCTCCTGAGAAAGGGTTTTCGGAATAATGAATAATTGAATCAGCAAGTGTTAAAGCATTTTTTCTCACTTGCCTCGTTGATAAGTTTACTACATGAAAGCCAAGATAGTCAATGTCAGAAAGACTATATCTACCGTCAGCAATAATGTCTAGTATCTTGTTTGCCTGTCTTTCCATCATGCTCCAATGCTATCATCTAGTGGGGGTATTGTCAAGAGTTAGTCCTCTACAACTTCCCCCAAATTTAATTCTTCTTCTACTTGGCAATCATGACAGTAAAGATATGCACCAGTATTCTGTACCCACTCTTCGCTATCCTTCTCACCTAAAGAAACACAGAGACTACCATCGTGATGTAGTTTGCATATCTCTGTAATATACCTAACGTCAGATAATTCAAGCATAGAGATACTTGTCTTGTGACCCATGTGTGCTGCCATGAATTCTTGTGTACCACCGATAGTTGCCATTAGACTTCTTCCTCCTCTTGTTCGTGAATGAAATCATCATGTTCAATGTATTCTAACTCATCTGCAATAACATTGCAAATATCGCATACCTCGCGTGTAACGGTGATACGATCTGTTGATACCCAATTCATGAGTTCACCATGCTCTGAATAATCAGTCATCTTTGCGATAGCCTCAAACCAATCTTGATCTACCTCTAGAACAATTCGATAGCCCTCGAATACTTTTTCCATGATATACCCTTTCGTTTGATGATGGGTCTAACCTATCATATCTGTGTACCGCTGTCAAGTGGGGCATGTTGGACTCGAACCAACGACGACCGAATTATGAGTTCGGGGCTCTAACCAGCTGAGCTAATGCCCCAATCCCTATACCTTCTCCACCATAGAAGGGGGGGTAGAGATATTGTTAGAGAACCTACCGTATGTCCGATCTAAGTCAATAACAATCTTAGTTCTATTAACCTTACGCACGGTAGCCAATGCACCAATAAGATACTTAGGATTAGCATTCACCAGGCGTACACGATCCCCAACCTGGAATTCCCATACCTTGGGAGCCATGTCCTTCTTACGCATCTGAATGGTGCGAATCATTCCATCTAGATACTCATCCATCTGCCCTGTCAAAACGGGAACAGAAAACTCATTATGAAAATCCATTACATCCCCTCTCCATCTGCTACTACTCCCACGATAGGAAGTTGAATAAAATCTATTAGGGCATCAGGGTTGGTGATAACGAATTCATCATATGCCTCACCATCATCGTATTCAGTAATTGTAACTAGATACTTAGACATTAAATCCTCCCCAATACACTATGTGCTCCAAGGTCATAGACGCAACGCTCTACTTCATTCCATGCAGACTCACCATAGAATAGTTTACTTATCTTCTTGCCCTTGTCTGGTGTGAAGATCATTTTATAAAAGTCTGGGAATGGGTCTCCCCTAAATACTTCTACGTCACCATTAAAATCATTACCACGCCAATGAGGTTCAATTCTTTCTGCATAGATAGAGTCCCAGTAATTAACAGACTTTACGCTAGGACGCTTGCTAGGACGATATTGCGAGGTGATACTCATCATACTCCTTTAGTGTGTGGATTACAAAGTCTACACCCTGAGCCTTGATTATGTCAAGGTATAAGTCAAATTCATTTTGATCTTCCAAGGTAAGGATATAGTCTTCCCCCCACCCCTCACCAATTACAGTCTTGTAAGCTTCATGATATACAGTCGCCCCATCAGTACACTCATAGATGTGTATCACTATGAAACTCCATTCCCTTGATATACCCTTCATGCCACCCTGCTTCGTGAGCATGATCTATCATCTTAGTAAACTCAGCAATCATTTCTTCTTTCTTCACAGTTCCATCCCGTTCTCATCTAGGTAGGTAAGGTCGTGGCGAGACAAGGGTGCTGACATGTCTTCTGACACCCAATCTTCAATGTATTCCATAACACTATCTATGTTAATATCCTCTTCCCCCATTAGTTCCTTCAAGGAATCAACAATGCTGGGCACATCATAGGTGATAGATCTAATTACATTTATCTTTTCAGGCAATTGGGTTTCCATTGTTATCCTTCCATTGTTCCTCGGCATAATCGAAATCAAACTCCAACTGATTCCATTTCACACTCACAGTCTCCGTCCTCCACATTCTCTCCGCATTCATCACAGGATTCCTCTGGCTCGTCAATAGTTATCTCCATTGCCTCTTCTGTCCAAGGCACGGAACAAATAATGTATCCCATTCTATTTACAAAATGATAACCACTTACTAGATAAGTACCTCCATCTGCTTCTACCCATGTCCAGATATTTTCATCTGGTTGGCTAATAACAAACTCAACCTCTTCGCCATATGTCTCAAACATCTCACCATTCCAAGAAGCCCCATCAGGGTCTATATGATTCTTGATAGGCTTGTATGTTTCATACCATTCATCTTCAGTCATGATGCCTCCTTGATTGGGTAAGTGCGATCATACCAGTCATCTAGCATATTTACAAGACCCCACAAGGGACTTTCTAAGTCATCCCAAATAAGATTAATTAACTCTAATCTTTGCAGGTTTAGTAAATCTTGATCTATGTTATCAAAAACAATTGTGCCCATCATGCCTCCAAAATTTCATCAAAGACGTTGTAAGCATCTGGGCCTGACTCAGTACCTACATTAAATAAACTTTCTACATTTGATTCTGCATAGTCGAATGCTTCATCACCATCTTCAGCATCAACAATTACATAGACATAGGATATCTTTTCAATTTCTACCTTGTATTTCATTATGCCTCCTTGAAATCATAGTAGTACCTTACACCAGCAACATCAGTAAAGTCAAGTGTGCCTCGCACACCATCTGACTTACGCTCTACCACACACAAGTACATGGCAAATCCAAGCACGGTATATTCAGACAACATCTGATCTTTAGTTAAACCATCATTCTCAAATGTAAGCATGTAGTGATCCTATCAGTCGTTGATGTTAAAGTCAATACTATCTGTAAAGAGATCGCATTCAAGTTCAGTATAACTATTGGTGGAAGCCTCAAAGTCAATGTGCCTCTCAATAACATCCATGTCAAATCCCAACGGTACAGTAACAGTACCAGAAAAAGAAACATTAATAGTCACACTAAGTTCTTTGGTAAGTTCAATATCAAGTGTTTCTGCAATGGCAATAAAAAGATCTTTGTCAAAGTCATCTATCTCAAATGCTTCTACAATAAGATCTTTAGCACTTTCAATGTATCCACTTTTCTCCATTAACTGACGGCGTAGAGAACCTACATCAAGTCTAAACCTTTCATTCTCTTTTGCTAGAACATTAAGATCATATTGCATCTGCTTGATCTGGTCTGGGGAATAGTTGGGGGTATATTGAGAGACAGTAGCCTCAATCGGGGTATCTAGATAAGACATAATTCTCCTTAGTTGTAGTTATAGCGCAATCCTATACACATATCTGTCAAATGTCAAGTGTTTACTACAAAAATATTGGCAAATTCCTGGGATTCATCTTAATGCATCTTAATAGAGTTATTATTTATGTTTATATAGAAAAATGTTTCCGGCCCCTTTGCCATGCAAATGTCAAGTCAGCTTTTATATTTACATGGTGGGGGTGAGCAGTTTAGGCACATGCTCAGGTGTACAAATTAGACGGTAGTCAATTCCTTGACAACAGAAAGCAAGCGATTCTTTTCTGCATTGGTAGCAGCATCGAATCCACTAGCAGCAGCAAGCACAGACTCTGCATTACCACCGCGAGGATTACGGTACCAGTCAAGGCGTTCGGTTAGTGAGTTGTAAGCACCCCACGCAGTTTTAGCAATACCAACATTTGTTGGGCCATTCCAAATATCAAACAGAGTATCAACTTTGTTTGTCCACTTAGTAGCAGAACCTTTTACATCTGCATCTGGCTCAGGGTATGCAGCCTTAACAATCTCAAAGAACTTGTTAGCGTCAATCTCACGCGCAAACAAGTCCTGCGCTTGCTTATCGAATTCGTCCATGTACTTATTAGCAAGACCAAGTGCCTCACGCGCAGCCATGATTTTACCCTCAACAGTTTGGGTGTGACGAATGCGGAATGATTGCTTTGCAGACTTACCACGCGCACCAACAGCCATGTTCAATGTATTCTGGCAGACAACGCGCACAGGTGTGATGCTTGCTTGAATAGCAAGTGATCCATCATGTGATGTGTGAACCAAAAGATATGAATTAACTTTATCGCTTACACCATTGGGGTCAATGATAGATTCGCGCTCAAGTGCGAGGGAACCAAAAACAACTTTTCCATCTTTGATAGAGCCAGCAGTTTCCCAACGCGCACCGTCAAGAATGTTATCGCCAAATGCAAACAATTCCTCATTCTGCAAAGTGCGGTAGCGTTCTCCCACAACACCTAGCACATCATTCTCACCATCGAAAGGATTAGTGCGAACGGTAGCAAAGTAGTTGGTGGTAGAACGACCTGGAAGCGCAATTTCTTCGCAACGCACATTCCAATTATCAAGATGTGCAGCCTTTAGCATTTCTGATGTGGTAACCTCTTCCTCAAGGACGGTTCCCAAACCGTGCCATGCAGGTTGGCGCAGGGAAGCAAAAGAAGCCATATCGCCGTATTGTTCTAACATGTGAGCCATGTGATTTCCTATCTATAGTGTGTTTATTTGATAGTCAAACTATATACTATGTGACTGACATTTGTCAATAGTTATTTATAAAAACTCCCAGATTTCTAGTGTGTCCTTAATCACATCATAAAAGCTTGACAAATCAGAGCTCGCGTGCCGGGATTTTCCCTACAAAAAGAGTCCCCCCAGGGAGCAAGGTGGGTGGGTATGCTCAACCTAGGGGGACAGCGATTCTGATGGGATTCGAACCCACGACCTCCACCGTGACAGGGTGGCGAGCACTCCGCTGCTCTACAGAACCAAGAGTGTGAAGGTATCTAGGCTTAACCCTTCACGATTAACTTGTAGCGAGACAAAACATTTTTTGTCATATCTCTATGATGTTGGTACACTAGACTACAAGTGGGGAAGCGAGTCGATGTAGAATTAACTACGGGTCGCATATCCCAAGCCACTATTGAATTGTGTGTTTGATTATATCAGATTACGAAACGGTAGTCCAACGACCATCTTCAAAACGTACCCGCATTGAACCAGTTACATTCTCTACAATTTCAGCAATGACACCCTTGTGTGCTGACTTCTGAGAAACGAACTCTGAACCGATTGTCAATGTACCCATTTTATTTCCTTTGTTTGATTTGATTTATTTGAGTTGAGCAGTTTGAGATCATGCTCAGGATTTCTAACCTAAGTTAGATTAACTAAATGCACCCACGCGACCAACCAACTTTTCAGCGGTTTGATTTGTACCACCCAAAAATTGACCACCCTTTGAGCGGTGTACTTTCTTTGCAACCTTCTTGCCAGCAAACTGACCGATTGTACGAACCCAGATTTCATTCTTGGGGGTACGGGATGTTAGATTCTTTGCCATGTTATTGCCTTTCGTTGTTGTTGTTATATGGATTACCTTACACTACTTCTATACAGTTGTCAAGTACTTTGCAAATTTATTTATAAACGCCTCCAGCCCCATTGCAAACTTGGGGGTATGATTGAGAAAGTCTGTATTAACAGTATTCCAATCTGCCTGATAGAGAGAAACTGCTTGAGATTCCCAATCAACAATGGGAACAGAATGCTCATTATCTCCAAACGAAGTAGAGATTCCCCAGCCTGTTTCTTCTTTCCATTCATCACCAATGATTTGTGAGATACAAATTCTTGTGGCATATGAACTGTCAGTCCAACGTGGTCGAGCTTTAGCAATTGCTTCTGCCAGAGTATTCATCATACCCTCGCCAGCCCAATGTCCATACAGAAAGATAATAGATCCATCTTCCTGACGAAAACCAAAGTTTGCACGATCACCCATTTTTATAACCCTTCGTTGTTGTTAGTAGTACCCTATCATAGTTGGGGCATAGAGTCAAGTCATTTGCCCTACCGTTATGAAATTGTTATGTGCGACTTTTGGAGGCACTTGGATGCGATTGTTGGAGCCTCACCAAGAGGCTTGATAGAAAAAATCATAGTCATCAGAGGTATTGGCAAGAACATAGTCAATCATTTCGACTGTTGTCTTTAGGTCGTCCATATACCATTCATCTACTTCATTAGATCCAAAGAAGAATCCTGCGGTAGGTGGAAGAATCTCGCCAGCCATGGCAGGTTTCTTGAGAGCAGACTTGCAGAGATCGCGCAACTCCGACAATTTCTCGCGGGGTACATAGATTTCTTGACACTCATCTACACCATTAGCCAACCCATCAACAAACCAACCATGAATGGCATTAGCCTTGCGCCAATATCCAACCTGAATTGCCACATTTGCTGATCCTGAAAAAGTATACTTGTTAATATCTAGCGGTAGACCACTTTGCTCCATGATATTGGAAAACTCTGGATTAGGCGTTTCGCTAAAGTTACCCTCTTCATCCCTACTGTAGTTGTTAGCAGAGATATACTTTCTTGCGTATAGATACTGATCTAGTCCCATTTGTAACCACCCTTACTTGTTGTTGTTATGGATTTATCCTACCACAGGGGTCTGACATTTGTCAAGGGTTTTACTCAACTATTAAAAGAAATTTTTGGGTGGGAATGTAATTAGTTTGAAACACATCTCCACTTTCATCTACTAGCTTCATTATGTCTTCATCTATAGACAATATCTTATATACATCATCTTCCCCAAAAAGAATTTGATCGCCTTCTTCTAATGACTCTATTTCCATCTCTTCTGTAATCATGTGGTTACCTTAGCATAGAGGACTGACACTTGTCAAATTCATGCAGATTTCTGCCATATTCTTAATTGATTCTTAAAAGGTTGACAAAGCTAATAAAACGTGCCGGGCCGCTAAAACCCTTTAGTACCAACAGTTTTTGACTCACCAATACTTGAACGCAAAAAATATCGCAAGCCCAATCAAAACAATTCCTGCAAAAAAATTAAAAAGTTTTATCATTTATTTGTTTTCCCATCTGATCAGATATTTCATTATGCAAATTTATTATTGTTGTTATGTCAAAATCACCATGCGGTGCGTTATGACTCTGCAAAATTTCTAGCAATGACTCCCACGCAATTTTTGGAAGGGTGACCGAAATTTCAGAATTACGACTAGCATAAACTTTTGAAAGTTCATCACTAAATATTTTTGGGTCAATAATTATTTCACTCACTCTGCACTACCTCTCTTTACAATCCAGATCAATGCCTGCGCGGTGCGCGGTGTTAGTCCAAACTCTTTTGCAACTTTGCGAACGGAATCAACTAGCGTGTTGTATTGTGTTTTATTTACACCTTTGCTAGCGTCAAGTCCTGCGGCACGAATCATCCAAACGTCAATCACTACCGCGTCAGAGTCGCCAGCGATAGCGCGAGCGAATGCATTAGTCTTCTGACCATTAAGTGCTTCGAATCCCATTGTCAAACTATTGTTAGCCATATTGAGATTATTAGACAAACCCTTGACGGGCTTACCGTGTGCGAATGCAAACGCCTTGGCAACATTGCTAGCCCAACGTTCGCGGGGAGAGAATGCAGACACAACACTAGCACCCACTTCCAAACTCACGCCCATGATCTCAGCAACATCTTCCGCAACTTCTTGTGCCTCAAAGTACCAGACACTAGCCTGCTCAACTTGGGCGAGGGTAGCCTGCAATATGCATTGGTAGTAGGAGTGTTCCGAAACTTCGGCAAGGGCAATGGGGCTATCTGCTAATTTATTCATGGTGTTATCCTAACATGGGGGTCTGACATTTAGTCGGTGAAGGGTGCGGGGGTAGCCATACGATTAGCAAGCTTTGGCTTATTTACAGGATCGCGTAGTAGCATAGAAACAAATTGATCGAATTCATCTTGGTCAAGTTCTAATATCATGAGATTAACCTATCTTATTATTCAGAGAAAGTCAAGGACTTGTGCTTATTTTTTCTAGTATATTTTTTCTTATTGCGATGACTCTGGGCAGCGTTAGATCTACGCAATTCTTGCCAGAATCTAATTTCTTCGCTAGTCTTTTTTCGTGTCTTGATCATGATGTCATTTTATCTTATTTTATATAAAAAGTCAAGGGTTTTTCGGTGTGATCTTAAACACATCTTAAAGACTTGACAAGTGGAAGAAAATGGGCCGGGCCCCAAAAAACCCTTTATTACCAACAGTTTTTCAGGTATGCAACTTTTTAATTGCAGACTGCAAATACTCCTTTGTTCCCAACGTGTTTTCTTGCATCAAACAATTCATTGCAATTTTTAGATCTAGCGCAACGTCAAACTCTTTTTGTGTCAAATCTTTATTAGATAACATCTGGCAATTCCTCTCCACACTTTGAGCAATAAACATTTTCATTTTCCCAATACGCAGGACGGTTGCAATGTTCGAAGCTGATATTTTTTTCTTCTGTTAGCGCCCAATTTGTTTTCATGCTAATCCATTTCTATTAGTTTGATTTGTCGTTGCACCATTTCTAGGTTTGCGATTAGCATTGTTTCATTACAATACACACACAGTTCCTCCCACATTTCAGATTGAGGATTTTCATTTGATTCGCAATGTTCACAGATAAAGTTTGTCACTCTGCACCTCCAAAAAATAAATTGGTCATGTTGTAATTGTCTAAGCGGTATCCTTTGTGTTCCATTGGATACACGTTGCAACCTTCAGACATGTCGTTGATCATTTCATCGCCAACAATATCGGCGGCAACTAGATACACCTCATCATTCAATGGAATGAGTGTTGATGTTCCTTGATGATAAATAAATAATTGTTTCATTAGTTCTCCTGGGTATCTAGTGCATGGTCAATGGTGTCTGTTATGTGATCAAGGTATGCGAACTTTCCGCTATCGCGTGCATCTGTCAATATCATGATGACGGTATCCCAATCTGCGCGGGGCATAGAAACTTTTGTCATTAGAATGGAACCTCCGCATATGTTATGAATTGTGAACCGTTCCAAAGTTGTACGGTTCCTTCCTTGTCGTTATAGAATGGCTTTCCAACATAGTCGAAAGCGTTATCTTCTAGCATGTAGTAGATATCTCGCCAAGCCTTATTGAGTTCCGACATTTGATTTCCTTTCTTTATGGGGATCACATTACCATGGGGGTATGACATTAGACTGCCACCGTTTCCACTTTGGTTATGTGTGAACCCGCATTAGTTATGCCTTTTATAGTTCCCGTGAACTTTGCATAGAACATGGTTAGGTCTAAGTCTTCCACTTCGCTAGTGCTTTCCACACCGCAATAAACGTGGGTGATGATTGCTTGATGATTCATAGTTTTACCTTTCGTTAGATTTTGATCTTAGCATGGGGGACTGACATTAGCATTGACGCTTCCATGCATTCCAAACACCAATTTCGCAATCAACGCAACGACTAACGCCGTCTACATTTCCAATGAGGTGAGAGTTTGCATTTGCTTGCTTTACACTTTCAGGGAGAGCCTGCAAGCGAGAGATTTCACGGGCAGCAATTAAGTGATACTCGTTAAGGTAGTCAGCGGTATCCTTAGGGAGATTCTGAAGATTGTACATTTTGTTTCCTTTCGATTGAATAAGTAAAGACTATCACAGGGGTCTGACATTTAGTGCTTAGTGCAATTGAAATGCCCGTGAGTGCATTCCCAATTTTCTAGCAGACTGTCAATGTCACCGTGTGGACACATTTCTGGCTCATGTCGGTTATAGCAACCTGAGCAGGTAGGCATAGGGGAATTGTCATTTGTGTGTAGGAATGTTTTCATTTTATTTCTCTTTTCTATGTTTCTAAGTTTAGTTTATCATGGGGGTCTGACATTACACTAGGGAGAGTAATTTGCCAGATTCACCAATGGTTTCCACATTGGCTACGCGCTCAAAGAACGCGGGGTGTACGGTAGGGTCACCTGCGGTTTCGACACGCACGGTAGAGCCATTGGTAAGGGTAACTAGGTAAATAAACATTTTTTATCCTTTCGATCTAGTAACTAGATCCTATCACGAGGGTCTGACATTTGACCTATCGAATATCCTATATGTCCGTTTTTGTTTTATAACAGAATGATAACGAAGTTATCCACAAGTTATGCACAAAAAAGCTTGTCAAATCGACACGCCGTGTTAAAGATGAACATTAGGTTAATAGGTTTCCACAGGTTTTCCACAGGTTCTTAAGGGTTATCTTAAGGTTATCCACAAGTTATCCACAGGGGGCCGGGATTTTTCTCAAATGTCAAGTCTAAAAATCCCTTTAGTACCAACGGTTTTACAAGACACTAGCCGCCCAAGCACATACAGAAAGAACGAAAACAATTAACAAGAAAGCAGGCACCAAAACTCCTTTATTACCAACGTATTTTAGCTATATCAAAAACCCTTATATACCAACGCTTTTCATGCGCGGTATTTATCTAAAAACTTTTCTATCTTTTCATTAGGTACATATGGATAGACGGCTGTCTCTGCAACGCTATCACTACCATCATGGTATGTAGCGAATTCGGGAATTGGAATTACTTGCCAATCTTTATTTTTGAAGAATGCAATTTCACTAGATCCCTCTCCACAATATGCACCCTCTCCTGTAGAGATAGATAGAGTATCTGCCATCATGTGATTGATCTTTATTTTTTTATTATTTATCATTAGTCCTCCAAGTATTGAGCGGTAGCTGAAACAAAATCAATTGCATTAGGTTTGCGATCAAAAGCAAAAGTAAATGCATCTAATTCATTATCTAAATAGTTATACACGTTAGCGGTATGTGATCCATTCCAAACAATTTGCAATGTTGGTGTGTTGATTTGCATTACTTTACCTCCCATGTGTAAGGATATTCGCCATTAGGCAATACATCGAATGAGCAACCTGCATCTAGTGCATCAGAATAGTTATTGTCTGCTTGGAATGTAGCGCATTGATCTAATGCTTCGAACCTACCCGCAAGCGCGAGGGTAGATAGAATGAATGCAATAAATGCAACAGAGACAACACGGTTACCACGCTTAGTCAATTTCATTTGCATCTTCTTTCATCTCTTGGGCTAGTCTAATGACATAGCCAACAATTACACCTGCCAGAATAAATATCGCGGCATCTAACATTATGCCACCTGCATTTCGCATATAGCCCAACCTGTGCGTGAGCAAGATTCCAAGGTACCGCTAACGATTGCCATTTGTGTAGCCTCGTTATGGCACTCATAGGCAAACTCATGTACTAAACCTGTCTTTACATGTACTGTCTTTATTAGTAGTGATTGCATTTTGTTTCCTTTGTTTGTTTGATTAAGTTTATATTAACATGGGGGTCTGACATTTGTTAGATGAATGGATCTGTCAAACGGTGATGATTTTCTTTGATCTTGTAGTGGATCATGGCGGGAATTGCACCACGGTAGCCGTTCATCTCTGGCTGATATGTTCCAATTAAGTAAGTCATTTTATTTCCTTTATTAGTTAGTTTGTGGGGGGTGAGAGGAACGATTATTTGCTAGGCTCACCTTTCGGATTATTTGCTAGGCTCACGCTCTACTCTCTATTTATTTATAGTCCTAGACTACACTAGGGGTCTGACATTTGATACCCTATTTGAGGGTAGTTAGATAGCAGTTAGATAACGGTTATCGTTACATCTTCCCAAACATCTTGGGCACAAGTAGAGCAACGCTCACACATTGGAATGATATCTACACTACCGTTAGGGTATACGCGAGAGACATTCTCAATCGCATTATGGCGAGTAGCAGAGGAGAGGCATAGGAAGCCATTGCACTTGATTTTTGTTATTACGTTCATTTTATTACTTTCTTTAGTATCTTTATCTTTATATGTTTAGTATAACATTGGGGTCTGACATTTGGGAAGTTGAATATCCGTTATGTCCGAATTGTCTTTGTGTGAGTTAGATCACTTATTGAGATCTTCATTGCACTTGAAACAAACTCTGCTAGCACTAGTAACGTGACCGTTACCGTCTATGCAAGTGTTCAATGGTGCTAGGACTTGACCTTCTCTTTGGAAACTGTTTAACATTTTATTTCTTCTTTCTTTTGTTTATTTAACTTTATGTATACATACTAACACAGGGGTCTGACATTGACCGATAATAGGACGGTATAGGCAACGGTATCCGAAGATATGGATATCTATAACAACGGATATAGTCGCATACATGGCTAAAATAAAATTCTTTAGTCGACTTTTGATCAATTTTCTACGGATTTCTCCTAGTGTGCTCACTAATCCGTTATGTCCGTTTTGTCAGATTTGCGTATCGTACACATCTAAAAAATATTAAACTTTAGTCAATTTTGAAAATACAAAATTTTTAAACTTTTACACATATAGAAAACATATTAATGAGACATATACTACGCATTAACCCAGGTAATGTGCTATATAGGTTGCATAATATTTTTAAACTTTAGAGTATAATGACATTATGTATTATCCAGAAAGAATAAAAATCTGCGGGGAATGCATAGAGAACCTTAATGGCTTTTGCCTTAAGAACGATCAAGAGATAGACGATTATATAACACTACGACTAGCAACATGCCCATTGTACAAATGGTAAAAAATTTGTTATAATTGTTTTATGTCAGTAAATGGACCATCGTGGAAGCTAAGGCGTAGAGCAGTATTTGGATCTTTGTTATTTTCAATGTTCCTTATTCTCTATGTTGCTATAAAATGGGACTCAACATCCTTGGCCGAAACACTTGTACTAGGAGCATTTGCTCTTATGGGTACAGTAGTTGGAGCATACATTGGTGGAGCAGTATATGAAGATGTAAGATTACCTAAGGAAGAGGAATAATATGTTTACAAAGAAATTTTGGATTGAATCAACAGAAAGAGCACTTAAAACATTTGCACAATTTATTTTAGTTTTAGGAACTGCAGGCAGTTTTAATATATTTAATGTAGATTGGGCAACCAATCTTGGTCTTGCTCTTGGAGGAGCACTACTTTCTTATGCAACAAGCATTGTTTCTGCTGGTGTAGGAACAAAGGGAACACCATCTCTGGTGGAATAATAAATGCTATAATAGTATAAGATACACTAGGAGAAAAAAATGTAATGACCTCAAAACTTAATACTATCAAAGGGATGTTCCGTAATCATTTGCGTGAGCGTCCTTTTGACTTTTATATAGCTTTTGTATTATTTTTGTTGGGGGTATATGGAATCGTAGATGACGGTTGGCCCGAATCCTTTATCATAGAAGATTACTCTTGGATAGTAACTATTCTTAGTGTCTATCTGATGATTCCATCGGGCGTTATTATGTTATCGTTAACATGTAATAGGAAGAAAAGACCTATATTTGCACTAATGAGTGAAATGTATGGATGGTTCTTTATTGCTGCAGCAGCAACTGCAACAGCATTATCTTATGTTGGAGCACTAGTAGTAAGTTACCCAGAGAATGTGTTCTCCTGGCTCATATGGTTTACCATCTGGATTGGTATGGCTGTTGCCTCTGCAGTAAGGGCGTTTGACCTTTATGCTTTTTATAGGAGCATTACAAAGTAATGGATGGAGCAATACTCATTGCCATCATCGGAATTCTAGCTGCCCCACTTGCAGCTTTAATTACCTGGCTTACCAATAGAAAAAAGCATGTAGCTGAAATTTATGAATCTATTAGTGAGTCCTCACAAAATGCAGTAGAAACAATGCAGCTAACAATGAATGAACTACGCATTGAGCTAGTAGATACCAAAGGTAAGATAGATGAACTCATCAATGAAAACAAACTACTAAGAGAAGACCTACTTACTCTTAAAGGTCAAAATCAACAATTACTTTTTGAGAATAAAGCCCTTGAGCGTAAGATTGAAGACCTTTCTCAACAGATTCGTGATATGAAGTAGCATCATACGTTTGTGAATTATGCTGTCCTCTTTCTTTTGTTCTAACAGCGTGACAATTAGCACAGACAACTTCACATTTTGATATTTCTGTTTTAATAGTACCCCAGCAATAATCAGAGCGTATAAGATTGGAAACACTACCTTTTTTGTCATCTCCTATGTGATCAAATTGTAAAGCATATGGACTTTTATTATACCCACAATCTTTACAGCCTATAGAAGTTTTAATCATTCCTGCCAATCTCCATTTAGCTGCTCGCTTTTTTGCACGTTTAGACTGCATATGCTTCCTTAGAAGCAACTGTGCAGATGTTCGTGCGAACTGAAGAACGTATATACATGTTTGTATTGTTTTCTTCTATTTTCGCCGCACGGAAAAGCATCAATTAAATCCTAAACTCATTCCAGGCTCTTGTCGTATGAGGGTAGAGTTGATGAAGGCTTGTGTTGACTGCCTTAGCATATTCCCTAATTTCATATTGAGCATCTTGCTTGTCTCGTAGACTTACAAAGTGTAGGAGAGCATTGAGGCTAGCAGTCCATCTCCAACGTACATACATTGCGTATGCGGGGAGAAGGAGTCGTGCTTGTTCTGGGGCTACCCCATCTTTGAGTGCTTCTTCATAATCTCTGATTCCACGCTCTACAGAGGCTCGTAATCTTTGGAGACACTTTGCCCCAACTTCACTATTTACGGACTCCCCTGACCCCTGCTTGCGGTTCTCTGGGGCACTGCGCCACTCAAAGACAGTAGGGATGTAGAATTGCTCTTTCTCAGTAACATACCTTCTAGAAGATTCATTCCAACCAAGTTGATCATCCAGGTGGGATGATGAAACTGCATGTTTATACCATTGTCTAGCTACCATGAGAGGAGCATAGATTTCAAAGGTAGAAACACAATGTCTTAAAGTAGAATCATGCTTATCTTTTACCAGGAAGTTAATGAGATTAATATCTTTATCGCCAAGAGAAGAAACTTCTTTATCAAAAGAAACTCTTGCAGCATTTACTACATCTAAATCAGAACCCATATTATTTATTAACTTTATATAACCATGATCCAAAACAGAAATCAACTTAAACCCTTTCGTTTATCCCCTGCGGGGATCAGTTACCAGTAAGATAGAGATCACTTATTCTCTTCTCTTAAAGACTATAAAGAAAAGTGTACAGCATAAAAAATACTTGTCAAGTCGTACCATCAAATATCTTAAATATCGTTATAGAGTCGTTATCATTGTATATTGGTTTATTTAAATCATGATATAATCAAGTTATTAAATTAGGAGATTACCGTTGAATGACACCTGGAAAATATAACATAATATGCCCTCAAGGGGCAACCTTTTCTAAGACACTTACTTGGAAAATTGATGATGTTCCAGTTAACTTAACAGGGTATACCGCAAGGATGCAGGCAAAAGATAAACATAAATCAACTTGCGCTCCAATACTTAACATTACTACGGAAAATGGTGGTATAACCTTAGGTGGATCAGAGGGGACCATAGACATTCTAATAAGTGCTGAAGAAACATCAAGCTTTTATGCAAAAGAATATGTCTATGACCTTGAGTTAGTTACTGATGACACAGTTTACAGAGTTATTGAAGGCAAGTTTATAGTTACCCCAGAGGTGACAACATAATGGCTAATGTAACAGTAGAGATTGTTGGCAGTAGCTCCACCGTACAGCTTGGAACTTCAGGACCGCAAGGTGCTTCAGGAGTTACTCAAGTCTTGGCATATGTATTTACACAAGCATCTGCATCTGCCAGATGGAACATAACTCATGGTTTGAGTTTTATTCCAAATATTACCGTAGTTGATTCAGCTGGATCAGTAGTTGAAGGAGATTATTCCTACCCCGATGAAAATACAGTCATAGCGACATTCTCAGGGGCATTTGCTGGAAAGGCATATTTATCATGAAAAGGAGAAGGATAAAAAATGGCTAGAAAATTTTTAACACCAATTGATTTGAATAAGCTTGAGATACAAAATGCAGCTATTCAAAATCTTGCTACGCCACCAAGCACACCAGCCACTGGTCAAGTTTACTATGACACAGTTGATTCAAAAATCAAGGTTTGGACTGGTTCAGCGTGGGCAAACGTAGGAGGTTCTCAAGAAGAAATTGAGGACTACATAGACAATCTACTCGCAGCAGGAAATGGAGTAAGTCTTACATATGATGATGAGAACAATATTCTTACCATCGTAAACACAGGAGTACTTAGTGTAACTGGCACAACAGATGAAGTTGACGTTGATACGTCTACTGGAGATATCACCATCAGTCTTCCAGCAACAATCAATGCAAATACAACTGGAAATGCTGCTACAGCAACAACTGCTAGCGGTGTGGTTGCAAACTCAGTAGCACTAGGAACAGATACTACTGGAAATTATGTAGCTACCGTTGCAGGGTCATCCAACGTTACTGTTACAGGTTCTGGATCAGAATCAGCGGCAGTCTCAGTAGATCTTCCAGCATCTATTTCTGTAGATGTAACTGGTGATTTAACAGGTAATGCAGATACAGCAACTGCACTACAAACAGCAAGAACTATTAGCATTACAGGTGATGCGACAGCATCAGCATCTTTTGATGGAACTTCAGACATCAGTCTAGCTTTAACAATTGATTCTAATTCTGCAGTTTCTTCTCTTACTGGCACAGCAAATGAGGTAGAGGTTTCAGCCTCTGTCGGAGCAGTAACAATTGGACTTCCAGACGATGTTGTTATTGGTAATAACTTAACGGTTAACAATGACCTTGTTGTTACTGGAGATCTTACTATAAATGGTACTACTACAACATTAAACACAACAGAGCTCCTCGTTGAAGACAATATTGTTACCTTAAACTCTGGTGTAACTGGAACCCCAGCTGCAAATGCTGGAGTTGAGGTTGAAAGAGGAACTTCTGCAAATGTAGCAATTAGATGGAACGAAACATCTGATAAGTGGCAGTACACAGAAGACGGAACATCTTATCTAACAGTTGGAAGCGCAGAAGATATCAGTGCTCTTGATTCAAGGGTAACTACAAATGAAGGAGACATCTCAACACTTCAGTCAGATGTATCCACAAATTCATCAGATATAAGTGGACTAGATTCAAGACTAACCACTGCTGAGGGCGATATTTCAACAAATACAGGAAATATCTCAACAAATGCATCTGACATTTCAGCTCTTGATTCAAGAGTCACAACCAACGAGGGGGATACTTCTACAAATGCCTCCAATATCTCAGGTCTTGACTCAAGATTGACAACTGTTGAAGGAGATGTATCAACAAATGCATCAGACATATCATCCATTCAAGCAGAGCTTGTTGGTGTTACTCATAAGGTATCAGCCAGTGTAGGAAATGGATCTAATCTATCATTTGCACTTTCTCATAACCTAAATACTCTAGACGTTGTTGTAAGCGTTCATGATAATGCAACAAAGGAAACAGTAGAGTGTGACGTTGTTAGAACAGATGCTGATACAGTAACCGTATCATTTGCTTCTGCACCAAGTGCAAATGCATATCGTGTAGTTATTGTAGGATAATTTGATTAGGAGGAGGTAGGGTAAAACAATCCTACCTTCTCCAAAATCAAGAAAGGGATTATAAAAAACATGGCTAAAAGATTTTTAACAACAATTCAGGCAATTGCAGCAACGTTTACTGGAAATGTAACGGCTGCAAACCCCACATTGCCACAGCACCTTGCGACCAAGGAGTATGTTGATGGTCTTTCATCAGCAACTATTGTTGAAAATGGTTCAGAATATCCAAGCTCTGCATCAAACGGACAACTTTTTTATAATACAAGCAACGGAAAAACAGCAATTTATTTTAATTCAATTTGGAAAGAGTTTTCATATTTTTCAGATGTTCCCACACTTGATGGGGGATCATATAACACAACGGTATTTGACAATTCTATAGATGGAGGTTCTCCATCAGAAACAGTATTTGTTGGTAATTATGATGGAGGGTCTTATTAATAGTTTATGATATAATTTAAAAGGAGATAATAGATGGCAACTTTAATTCAAATAAGAAGAGGAACCTCTTCACAGTGGTCTTCAGCAAATCCAGTGCTTGCATCAGGAGAACTTGCTATATCAACAGATTTAGAAAAAATAAAGATTGGAGATGGTTCTTCAACTTGGTCAAATCTTTTATATATTAATTTAACTCCAGCTGAAATTCAAAGTGCTATTGACTCTTCAGTTTCATCAGTTCTTGATGGAGCTCCAGCACTATTAGACACATTAAACGAGTTGGCAGCAGCTTTAGGTGATGACGAAAATTTTGCATCAACAATTACAAATTCTTTGGCAGATAAACTTGATGTATCAACTGCCTCCTCAACTTACTTGACTCAGGCTAATGCTGCATCTAGTTATGATGCTATTGGTTTAGCCTCAGCAGCCCAAACAGCAGCAGAATCCTACGCTGATGGACTTGCCTCTAATTATGACCCAGCGGGATCATCTGCAACAGCGCAGTCAAATGCAGAAAGTTATTCTGATTCATCTTTATCTACCCACAACGCTGATACTACAAATGTACATGGGATCGCAGACACTTCTGCTCTTGCTACTAAAACCTATGCAGATAATGCTGCTACTACCGCAGCAGCAAACTTAATAGACTCTGCTCCATTAACACTTGATACCCTTAATGAATTAGCGGCGGCACTTGGAGACGATCCAAATTTTGCTACTACAGTTACTAACAGCATTGCAACTAAAGCAAATGATGCAGATCTTACAAGTCATGAATCAGCAACTACAAATGTTCACGGTATTTCTGATACATCTTTACTTGCTACTATTTCATACGTTGATTCAGCTGAGTCTGATGCAGTGACATCTGCCAACTCTTATTCTGACGGTCTTTCCCCTAATTACGACCCATCTGGCAGTTCGGCAACAGCAGAGGGCAATGCTAACTCTTACACAGATACAGAAATTTCTACACACAATTCTGATACTACATCAGTTCACGGAATAGCAGATACATCTCTTCTTGCTACGATTTCTTATGTAGACACCGCTGAGTCAGATGCAGTATCTTCTTCTAATTCCTATGCAGATAGCCTTGCATCTAATTATGATGCAGCGGGTACAGCATCTAGTGAAGTTTCTACTCATAATCTAGACACGACCAGTGTTCATGGAATTTCAGATACCTCTCTACTTGCCACTACATCATATGTAGATACTGCCGAATCAGATGCAGTATCTACTGCTAATACTTATTCTGACAGCCTTGCAAGCAACTACGATTCTTCTGGCTCTGCCTCAGCAGTCGCTTCTGATTTAACAGATCACGAAAACGCTACAACAAGTGTTCATGGAATAGCAAACACGGCAGATCTTGCGACTAAAACTTATGCAGATTCCGCTGCTGACTCTGCAGAGAGTGCAGCTAACTCTTATTCCGATGGCCTTGCTGTGAATTACGATCCAGCAGGTTCTGCAGCAACAGCAGAATCTAATTCAAATTCATATACTGATACTGCAGTTAGTAATTTAGTAGATTCATCACCAGAAGCACTAAATACTCTTAATGAGCTTGCTGCAGCTCTAGGAGATGATGCTAACTTTGCTACTACTGTTGCCTCTCAGATTGGAGCCAAGGCTGACACAACAACGCTAAACTCACATACATCAGCAACTACATCAGTTCACGGAATTACCAATACAGCAAATTTGATCTACACAAGTGATTCTCGTCTTTCAGACAATCGAACACCCACAGATAATTCCGTTACTTCAGCAAAAATTGTTGACGGTACAATAGTTAATGCTGACATTAACGCTACTGCAGCAATTGACCCATCAAAAATATCTGGTACCGCTGTTATAGATAGCGATAGTAGGTTGACTAACTCCAGAACACCAACCTCACATAAAAGTTCACACGCTACTGGTGGTTCAGATGTATTGACCCCTAGTGATATTGGTGCTGCCCCTGATACTGGTATTTCACCGTCAGCAATTACAGGAACTGCTGTTGTTACTGCAGATTCCCGTTTGTCAGATTCTCGTACCCCCACTGCTCACGCAGCGTCTCACGCATCTGGTCAGGCTGATGCACTTACTTTATCTCAATCACAAATTACTGACTTAACCACTGACTTGTCTACAAAAGCCCCACTTGCCTCTCCCACACTTACAGGAACTCCAGCCGCTCCAACAGCTGCACTAGGAACTAATACAATACAAATTGCCACTACAGCTTTTGTGAAGGCTGAAACCGCTGCTCTAGTTGATTCTGCTCCAGGAACCCTAGATACACTTAATGAACTTGCTGCAGCATTGGGTGATGATCCAAACTTTGCAACTACCATATCTACATCACTAGGGCAAAAGGCTCCACTAGAAAGCCCAACACTTACTGGTACTCCTACTGCCCCCACTGCTTCAGCAGCAACTAATACTACTCAAATTGCAACAACTGCTTATGTAAAGTCTCAGGGGTATTCGACTACTACAGGAACAGTAACTTCAGTAAATGCATCAGTACCAACAGGTCTTTCTATATCTGGTGGCCCAATAACTTCATCTGGAACTCTTGCAATCACCCTTGCTGGTGGATATGAGATCCCTACCACTGCCAACCTTGCTGCCAAGGCATCACTTGCATCTCCAACATTTACTGGAACACCAACTGCTCCTACAGCATCAGCAGGAACAAATTCAACACAAATCGCAACAACTGCTTATGTTGATGTAGCAACTTCGGCGGTACAGCCAACAATTCACCCCATGTTTATCCTAGGTGGTGTATAATAGAATTATGCCTGAATCATATAAAAGACTAGGTGCAATTGCTCCTGCTGATGATAAAGAAAAACTTCTTTACGTCGCCCCCGCAGATACACAATCTTTAGTTTCAAATATCACGGTAACAAATAGATCATCTTCATCTGCAACCTTTGATATCAATGTTTATGAGAGTGGAGTTACACAGCAAAGTGATTTGGACGATGTTGAGATCTTATCTCCTACTTTTGTTATTGTTTCTGGTGAAACCGCTGCCGCATACTCAACCGATGGAACTACTTGGACCGCTAGCACGATGCCATCAAATTCTGACTGGCATGTTTCCTATGGTAATGGAATATTTTCTGCCATTGCAGAGCAAAGTACGTCAGCAGCGTCATCTACAGATGGAATAGCATGGACACCTAGAACAATGTCTAGTTCTAGTTGGTGGATCGATATAACCTACGGTGATGGAAAGTTTGTTGCTGTTGCTACTGGATATTCTATTCCAGATGCAGCATATTCAACAGATGGAATAACTTGGACATCTACATCAATTGCTGCGGGTAGTAAGTATTGGGGATCTGTTACATATGGAGGTGGAGTCTTCGTAGTTATTCCTAGATATTATAATGATGGAGGTTATAGTTTTAATGACTCTGCCTATTCTACAAATGGAATATCTTGGACCCTATCTAGTCTTCCAAGCATGAACCCTTGGTCCTCTATAAGTTATGGAGGTGGAGTATTTGTTGCTATTGCAGGTTCTGGGGGATATGGCTGGTCTGACAACGCCGCAGCAAGTTCCACAAATGGAATATCGTGGACGGCTAGATTATTGCCATCAAGTCAGTCTTGGGAAGATGTCACTTATGGTAATAACACCTTTGTTGCTGTAGCAGGATACATATCCGCCGCCGCCGCATACTCAACCAATGGAACTACTTGGACTGCTAGCACCCTTCCATCAACTAATTTTTGGAAATCGATCACATATGGTAACGGTATTTTTGTTGCTTCTTCCATAACTTCGTTTACATCAGCATCCTCAACAGACGGTATAACGTGGACTGCTAGAACAATGCCTTCAAGTGAGGTTTGGGTAGATTCTGCCTATGGAGAAGATATTCAACCATACTCTTCCCCTTCCCTTAACAACCTATACAAATCTTCCCTAATTTCACAAAATGAAACACAAATTCTTGAACCAGGAATTGTTCTTTCTGCATCTGCCTCCATTGTGGCAAAGGATAATAGCGGGGGCAATATAACATTTTCTACCTACGGAGTTGAACTATCATGACAGAATATAAGATATTAGGACAGAGTGCTAATGATGGAAATGAAGAGAATCTTTATTCTGTACCCTCTGGTTCTGCCACGGTAGTCAGGGCAATCAATGTAACCAACACATCTTCAACAGCAGACACATTTGATATTGCTATTAATGATAGTGCTTTTGTTCCTGTTGCTACTCCTACATATGTTGTCCTTGCGCGTAACAGCACACAGTACTCTTTTTCCACCGATAACATAGTGTGGACGACAAAAACCTTGCCTTTGAGTAACTATTGGTACGCCTCCACTTATGGCAACGACACCTTTGTTGCTGTGGCATACGGCTCCCAAGTATCCACCACCTCCACCGATGGCATTACATGGATACAAGGGCAGATGCCAGTGAGTGCAATTTGGCGCAGCATCACCCATGGCAATGGCATATTTGTTTCTGCGGCATACAACTCCCAATACTCCGCCACCACCACCGATGGCATTACATGGACACAAGGGACAATGCCAATAAGTCGTCCGTGGGAAGCCGTCACTTATGGTAATGGCACGTTTGTTGCTGTGTCCGTGACGTACGGCACCGTCGCATCTTCCACTGATGGTGTTACATGGACAGGAAGTTCAACGCCACAGTCACGGAATTGGACGACTGTCGCCTATGGCAATGGCACGTTTGTTACTGTGGCAAAAAACTCCCAAGCAGCGGCCACCTCCACCGATGGCATTACATGGACAATGGCAACCTATCCCGTTAATGCCGGAACGGTACGCATGACTTTTGGCAATGGCACCTTTGTTGCCATGTCATATAACGCTTACACAACAGCCCAAACCTCCACTGATGGTGTAACGTGGATACAAAGAACACTTCCTCCTGGTGGTAGTTGGAATGCCGTCACTTATGGCAATGGCATGTTTGTTGCTGTGGGATATAACACCCAATACTACGCCTCCTCCACCGATGCCATTACATGGACACAAGGGACAATTTCTATGAGTAATAAGTGGACTACCGTCAGTATAGGTAATCCAGATATATCCCCAGCAATTCCATCAGAGGACTACTTATTCAAGTCCCACGACATTCTTGGAAACGAAACAATTACGATTAAAGGCGGGTACACAATGGAAGAAAATAACACACTTAGAATTAAATCAACTAATGGAGCATCTACATTCCATGCCTTTGGAGGAGAAATTTAATGGGTATTGAGAGAACAAAGTTTGACAAGTTTTATAGTTTATCGGCTAATAATATAACTACAGATATAGAAATAAATGAAGCAACATACTTAGCTGTGGCAATTAATTCCCAAGAAGCCGCATACTCAACCGATGGAATTACTTGGACCGCTAGGACAATGCCTGTGTCTGCGTTCTGGCGCGACATCACCCATGATGGCAATGGTGCCTTTGTTGCCGTGTCAGACTACCTTTCTGGATCTAGTGCCCAAGTAGCCGCCTCCTCCACCGATGGCATTACATGGATACAAAGAACACTTCCTGTGGCTGCTGGTTGGGACGCAGTCACCCATGGCAATGGCACGTTTGTTGCTGTGGCAAGAAGCTCCCAAGTAGCCGCCGCCTCCACCGATGGCATTACATGGATACAAGGTACTTTGCCCAATGCTAACGCTAACTGGGAAGACGTCACTTATGGCAATGGCACGTTTGTTGCTGTGGCATATAACACAGCCGCCATCCAAGTCGCCACCTCCACCAATGGCATTACATGGACACAAAGGACAATGCCATTGACTGGTAGATACCGCTCCGTCGCTTATGGCAATGGCAAGTTTGTTGCTGTGATACATAACAACACAACCGCAGCCACCTCCACCAATGGCATTACATGGACCTCTGTGGAACTGCCAGCGTATGCGCAGTGGAGATCCATCACTTATGGCAATGGCAAGTTTGTTGCTGTGGCATCTTTCACAACCGCAGCCACCTCCTCCACCGATGGCATTACATGGACCCTTGCGGCAATGCCAATAGGTATTTCTTGGCGCTCCGTCGCCTATGGCAATGGCACGTTTGTTGCTGTGGCATATAACTCATCCACTGCCGCCTCCTCCACCGATGGCATTACATGGACAGGAAGGTCGCTGCTATCGCAGAAGAGCTGGATCTCCATCGCCTACGATACTCCATTAGTGACAAGAGAAAGAGATGTTGCCGAACAAATATCACGAATCTCAGGACTACTTTGATCATTGTATAAAAGTTGATATCCTTGTAATAAGATTTGTCCTATATAATACATACAACAGATAGGAAAATAATGCAACATTATGATATTCTCATAGCAACTCCTGGGGCTATGATGGAAGCACAATATGTAAAAAGTCTTGTCAATACCCTCGCAGAATGTGATAAAAGAGGTTTGACATATAAGTTTATCAATGCCTATGGATCACTTGTTCATCATGCCCGTGAATTAACGTGCAGTGGTGGCGAGGGTATGGAATTAAATCCAGACCACAAAGGTCCAATGGGAGATAAAGTAACATACAATAAGATATTTTGGATTGACTCTGATATTTCATGGGAGCCTTGGCAATTCTTTAAGATATATGACTCTGACTATGATGTAACAACAGGTGCATATTTGCTTGCTGATGGAATTACTACATCTGTTCATGCATGGGGAAATCCAGGCGGAATACCAAAGCATGAAATTATGCAAATGTCAGAAATAACCAAGGTACAAAGCATTGGTTTTGGATTTGTTGCTATGAAGTCTGGAGTATTTGAAAGACTAGAACGCCCTTGGTTTAAGCATTATTTGCAAGATGTGCAAAAGATGGACGGCACAACAATACAAGATTCACTAGGAGAAGATATCTCTTGGTGTATTAATGCATATAAGGCGGGTATAGATATTATGTTTGACCCTACCGTCCTTGTTAAGCATATGAAGAAAGTACCCATTTCATGGTAGAATATACATCTATAGGAGGTGAAAAGTATGGCAAATAGATACGAGGTTGCAGGACCAGAAGAGGGTTTTGCAGTAAGAGTATATTATGATGGTGCAGATGTTGCTGGATTATTCCAGCCCTACTACCCAAATGGAACCCCATGGGATTCTGCTGAGGAGGCTGCTGCATGGGCTGAGATGTTCATTGAGTCCATTGAGGTTGAAGATGCTCCATTTGCTCCAGGGGGCCGTGGTGAGGAGAGAACTCCAAAGCCAACTCCAGAGGAGATTGAGGCTATGGAGGCTGAGATGGAAGCACGAAGGAGTGGTGAGCTTCCACCAGCATAGTAATATTTTTATATAAATCATATTGGCTAGGGCTTGACTTGTCCTAGCCTTTATGATATTATTGGGCAAAACAGATAGGAAAATAATGGATAAAAAGTTTTATTTTATGGCAGGATTGCCACGCTCGGGAGGTACAATGTTATCTTCTATTCTTAGTCAGAATCCAGATATTTATGTTTCTCCACAGTCAGTCCTCCCTAACACCTTGGGCGCTACCTATAACCAATATCAGAGTAAAGAGAATAAGGACTCAGATCAATGGGACAGTATCTATCGTGTGATGGAAATAATCATTCCTACCTTTTATGGAGGGCATAAGGAAACATATATTATTGACAAGAACTTTTCGTGGTTAGATGCACATCCATATGTAATTCTTGAAAACCATCTTAAAAATCCTCTAAGGGTAATTTGCCCTGTTCGTAATGTCATGGGAATTTTAGCATCATGGAATCGTCTTTGCGAAAACGATCCAAAGAATAGCTATGATCCAGAAATCAACAAGGTCGATAAGACAAAGAGACCTATGGCAGATAAAAGAGCAGATTACTTTATGACTATGGGCGGGGATGAAAATGGTATTCGTATTGGTATTGAGAATATGAAGAGGGTTTTGCATCCACAATTTAAAGACAATATAATGCTTGTTGACTATGATGACTTAACTACTAATACAGAAGAAACGGTAGATAAGGTATATGATTTCCTTGGAATTCCTCATTATCAAGTAGACTTGTCTAATCTTTCTACTCCCCACACTTACACAGATCATTGGGGAGTAAAAGATCATCACAAAGTAAAGAAGATAATACAAAGAGAAAACTATGTTCTAGAAGACATATTTTCACCATCAATAATTAAGAAATATTCAGGACTAGAGTTTTGGAAAGGTGTGTAATGGAAAGCGTATTCCCATGGGATAACAATAATTTGGGCGGTACAGAAGTAGCACTCAAATGGTTTCATAAAAATGTATTACCACAAGTAAATAATATTACAGACTATCGTTGTATCTCTGTACCAGGAGCACCACAGAACCTAGAAGAACTGTTTGATGGACAGCGTAACATTATCTGGCTTCATCTTACGCCAGATCAGATTGATGACAAGGGTATGAATGTATTGAAGCGTCAGGATTTCCTTGACACTGTTGACCATTTTATCGTACTGTCTGAATTTCATAAGAAGCAAACTGTTCTACAACTTAATGTAGATCCAGATGTGGTTCATGTTATTGAGTACCCACTTTATGGCACTGAGTATAATGAGTCTAAGTTTGACAATGTTGATAAGGTAAAAATTATTCATGCATCTCAGGCGGTACGAGGTCTAGAAGTTCTTCTACAGGCAACACTACAGATTGATGAAGATTTTCAACTAGACATTTACAATGACTTCTACCCCGAACAACATCCAGATAATGAGGCACTACAGAAGTTGCTAGAAGATGAAAGAATTACTTTTTATGGTAAGACACCACGAAATACAGTAATGAAGGCATTTGCAGACTCTCAGATTCATGCCTACCCCTCAATCTTTGAAGAGACAAGTTGCCTTGTTCAGGCAGAGGCACTAGCGTCTGGAAACCTTTGTGTCTATAGCAATGTTGGAGCATTGCCAGAAACATCTCGCGGGTATGGAATGATGGTTGATTTTATTTCTAAACAATCAATGGATGAGGTAGTAAAAGACTACGCAGACAATCTAAGAAATGCTATCAACATAATCAAGAATAAAGAGTTTGATCCATCTGAGCAGATTCAGGATATTGTTGAATATAGAAGCAAAGGTAGAATTGTTCAGCAATGGCTTGACTTTGACAGCTCTTTAGTGTAATATTTTATAAACCCTTTAGTAGATAGGAAAAAAATGTCAAATCCAAATATTGTATTATCAGGAAGAATTGGTACAGATATTGAAGCAAGAACAATGTCTGATGGAACACAAAAAATAAAGTTTCGTATTATTACCTCAGACCGCCGTAAAAATGACCACGGCGATTGGGAAGATCGTGATACGTCTGGTTGGACGGTGGTGGCATGGGATAATCTTGCCAAGAAAGCTATCGCTCATCTTTCCAAGGGAGACCCTATTACTGTTCAAGGCACAATTAAAGAAGTTTCTTGGCTTGATCAACAAGGTAATAAGAAGAAGTCCACAGAAACAAGGGCTTCTGAGATATCATTAAATATAAATGGCATGAGAGTAGAAGAGCCCGTATTTGCATCAATAGGAGACGATGTTCAATGGTAGTGATGGTATAATTTAAATATGAGTTTTCCTGGAAATTATAATATTAGATATTACAAAGGTGACCTTTATCAATTTGTAATCCGTCCAAAAACTACTGCGGGAGATCTCTATCCAGTAGATAGCATAACTTACGATGCTTATTTTAGAATTTCAACTTCTAGAAACGGTGCATCTGGTAGCACTCAAGAAGGAAGCACGGCAATTGGAGATAACTCAGTTACCTGCGAAATAAGACCAGACGTTGGAAACTCTTTAACTCCAGGAACAACTTATTACTATGATGTTTCTATTCAGGATAAAGAAAATGCTAATATAGTGTACACACTTTTAACAGGTACCATATCCGTTACAGGAGATATCACTACACCATGACAATAAACGTTTTTGATGTTGTCGTTAACTCTGACGACATAGTTGTTTTTGCACCACCATCAGTAATTGATGTTGGAGTTGACTTTGGTCCACAGGGTCAAAGAGGAGCAACATTTTATGCAGGTTCTGGAAATCCAAATGATATTACGGTATCAGAAAACGTATTTGGAGATGCTGTTGTTCCTGTTGACGGGGATATGTACATAAATACAGCCGCAGGAGCAAACTACGGATGGCTTTATATTTATAATCCAAAGGTATCGGGAGACAGCTGGGATCAAGTACTTAGATTATCTCCTCCAATATATAACAGAAATGTTGAAGAAATTTTTACAGCAGGGGTAGCAACAATGAGTATACCGACATCAGATATCGTTCCCCCAGGGGTAGTGGTTTCTGGTCCATACTCTTATGTAGTTAATTTAACTCCAATAGGATCAGATCCAATTGTTTTGACAATAAACTCTCAAACCATTTCAGGATCAAACCTACTAATAAATATTGAAGGAATTAAATATTCTGGCGGTAGTTGGATAGCATTAGACTCAGAGGCAATTGATATTGCTACCCTTATCACAGTGGTATAATTCTAGTAGGTGATTATATGTCTCAACCAGTAGGATTTCAATATAAAAGTCGTATACCGACATTATCAGACGATGCAACAATCGTTGAAGCTTTAAAGGTTTATCATTATGGGGTAGATGACTACTCAACAGAACCTATTCCAGATGACAGCATTGAGGGTAATTTTAGAACTTTTGGAACCGCTATTACAGCTTTGCAGTCAGCAGTATCAGGATTAGGAACTACCTATGTAGAACAAGTTTCATTGACAGCAACTCCAAACGTAATCACTGGACAATCTACTACAACTACACCTCTGACAATTAGGTCTATCGCATCTCAAACATCCCCGCTACAGCAATGGCAAAACTCATCTTCAGTAAACGTTGGATCTGTTGGAGCATCTGGAAACATGAACCTGGCAGGGTATTTAACTTTAGGAACAACAACACAGTCAACCACAATAGGGTTAAATGTTGTAACTGGAAACGCAGCACATAATGGAATTGTTGTAAAAGCACAAACATCTCAGACCGCAAATATCCAAGAATGGCAAAACTCTGGTGGAACAGCCATGGCGTGGGTAGACAAAGACGGAAAAGTATTTTCTAATGGAATACAAACCTCTACAATTACTGGAGTAGAGACTTTAACAAACAAGACGTTAACCAGTCCAGTAATAACAACAGGAACGAAGTCTGCTATATTTACTAGTGGACAGTATTATTTGCTTAGCTCTGATATGAGTAAGGTTTTGTTTTTTTCAGACGGAGGTACAATAATAATCCCAAACAACTTAAGTCTCGAACTTTTTCCTATAGGAGCAAGCATTTGTGTTGTTCAACTTGGGGTAAGTCAAATTACTATTAAGGGAGATACTGGAGTTAATCCTCCATCAGTTTATGGAACTGACTCCACCTTAGGATCTTTTATTAAAACAAGGACTCAGTATTCTTTTGCTACTATTTTAAAAACAGGATCTAATGATTGGCTTGTTTTTGGAGACACGGTACAAAGTTAATGTTAGTCTCTATTGCAGCAGCCGCAGGTAGTGGAAAATTTACCCCAGACCCAATTATGGCTTACGTTTCAACTGGTGTATTTAGCATATCAAACTATGATCCTACATTGACGTATACGGCAGCACTTGTAGGTGGATCAGGAACAGCAACACTTAATGCATCTAACGGAAGATACACATTGAGTAGCGCAAACGCTAGATTCTCTGTGATAGCAAGGTTATCAATAAACTCTCCTGCATCAAACCCAGATTTTATGGAAAGAAAGTCTTACACCTATTCTTGTAGACAAGTTCCTCGTACAGAAACTTACTACGATCAACCTTGCTATCTTGATGCTGGATGTGGTGGTTGTAAATCTGGTCCAGGTCAGTGCGCTCCTGGTCAAACTCAATCATTTGGTCAGTGCGGATGTCCAGGATACATGTGTTGGAATTACTATAATGGGGTTGTTTGTACTCAATATACGCGAACAGTTTATGACACATACTGTGACGTTCTTGTCAATCAGCCAGGATATACAAATAGCGGAACAGAATGGTATAAGGTGAGTTAATGTGAATATTATAGAAATATACAAAGATACAGTAGAAACTATGTGGAAAAATAGTGAAACTTTTTTATGCGTTTTTGATGATAAAAATAATTTATTAGCAGATTACGACTTTTGCACTGGACTAAAGTTAATGCAGGATGAGCAAGACATGATCATATTTATTAAAGATGAAGATCTTATTGCGGGAAGGTGGGTGTTTTTTGCAACAAAGGTAAACAAAGATAATATATCAGAAAAGATACAGGTTGATGGTAAAAAAGATGGGGTTCAGGAAGAAGTAGTTTTTTCAGATAAATATCCATGGAGCGATAATTGTGGTCCAGGAAACTATGTTTCTAGAAAAGAAAGGCAAGAAAGAGTTTCTGTCTGTATTTCATGCCCACTGTTTGATTCAAAAAATATGACATGCACGGTAGACAATGTGTTAATTTTAGAGTCAACAAAGAGCGCAGATTCATTCTGTCCAGAAGAAAAATGGGGAGATAAAGAGGCAGTAATGGCAAGGGCCATTGAAGAAGCCATCAAGGATGGTGATATAATCATGCCAAGTGGTGTAAACGGCTACCCAGAAGATCAATCGGTTTTTGAGGAAGATCTAGACAAATATTTGGAAGGAATGTAATGTTTGTTGAAAAAGAAAAAGCATTTGAAAGATTGGCAATTTGCAACGAATGTCCATCACTATTTAAAGCAACATGGACCTGCAAAGAGTGTGGGTGTTTTATGAAGGTTAAGGCAAGGCTTAGCTTTACAGAATGCCCATTAGGTAAATGGGGTAAGGAAGATTAAACACAAGATACTTAAAATGCTATAATTAAACTATGTCCAGCGGATCTACAGCCAACTATTCCTTAGCTTATCCCTTATCAACAGATCCAGTAAATGTTGCGGGGGATATAGAGTCTCTTGCTAATAATATTGATTCTTTTCTAACTACTCCAGCATTTATAAATAATCTAGCAATTGACGGAGGAAGCCTTGTAACAGATGCAATAACTGCAAATCTATTTAACACCAATGCTACTACTCTGAACATTGGTGGATCAGCGACAACAATAAACATTGGAAATGCTTCTGGACAATCAAATTTTTCTGGAGATGTAAATGTTGCAACAGGAAAAGGCTATGAAGTAAATAATGTCTCAGTTCTTACTTCGACAACCCTAGGATCTTCTGTAGTTGCCTCAAGCTTAACCAGTGTTGGAACTATTGCAACAGGAACATGGGATGCAACAACAATTGCGGTAAACAAGGGTGGAACTGGAATAACCTCTTATACTATTGGAGATATTGTTTATGCTTCTGGATCAACCACTCTGTCAAAGCTATCTGATGTAGTTACAGGAAACACTTTGTTATCTGGTGGAGTGGGGGTTGTACCAACTTGGGGTAAGGTGGGGTTAACCACACATGTTTCTGGAACTCTTCCTGTTGCCAATGGTGGTACGGGGGTAACGACCTCTACAGGAACAGGAAGTACGGCTCTTTCAGATTCTCCAGCATTTACTGGAACTCCGTTAGCCCCAACAGCAATAGTCGGAGCAAACACCACTCAGATAGCAACAACAGAGTTTGTTCAAAATGAAATATCTTTGTTCGATGGATTGCCAGATCAAGGTGGTCACTCTGGAGAATATCTAACAACAGACGGAACCACTCCATCCTGGCAACCTGTATCTGAAACAGGGGGAATAGATCCAATAGTTGCAACATTTCTTTTTAATTAATGTAAGAATAATCACAAACTTAAAAACATCCTTTATTACCAACATTTTGTAAAAAATGTTACAGATGATGTTGCATTGAAAGATATAAAAGTGCTATACTCAATACTCATAAATCAAACTTAGAAAGGGTGTTTATATGTCGTTTATTAACGAAAATGGATCAATTTCAGATCCCTACAGAAATTTCATTCATGTTTCAAGATACAGTCGTTGGCTGGAAGAAAAAGGTAGGAGGGAAACATGGGTAGAAACTGTAGATCGTTACATGGACTTCATGAAGAATCACCTTGTAAAAAATTATGGATATAAGGAAAAAGACAAGTCATTTGCAGAAGTAAGAGATGCAATCCTTAACCACAAGGTAATGCCATCTATGCGTGCCTTAATGACCGCTGGGCCAGCTTTAGAAAGAGACCATATCGCAGCATACAATTGTTCTTTTATCGCCGTAGATTCTCTTAGATCCTTTGATGAGGCCATGTACATCTTGATGAATGGAACAGGAGTAGGATTCTCTGTAGAGCAGAAGTATATTGAAAATCTTCCTGTGATTGCAGAAGAGATGTTCCAGACAAACACAACGATCGTTGTTGAAGATTCTAAGCTTGGCTGGGCAAAATCATTTAAAGAACTAATTGGTTTGTTGGTTACAGGACAGATTCCAGAATGGGATATGTCAAAGGTTCGTCCATCAGGAGCAAGGCTAAAGACTTTTGGAGGCCGTGCTTCAGGGCCAGAGCCTCTTAATGATTTATTTAAGTTTACCGTAGAAACATTCTCTATTGCAAAGGGTCGTAGACTAAAGTCAATTGAAGCACACGACCTAATGTGCAAGGTTGGAGAAGTTGTTGTAGTAGGTGGAGTTCGCCGTTCAGCACTTATTTCCCTGTCTAATCTTGATGACTTTGAGATGGCTAAAGCAAAGAGTGGTCAATGGTGGGAAACAGAAGGACAGCGTGCTCTTGCCAACAACTCAGCGGTATATAACTCAAAGCCAAATACTGCTCAGTTCCTCCGTGAATGGAGAAACCTTTATGAGTCAAAGTCAGGTGAGAGAGGTATTTATAACCTTGATGCAGTTCGTAAGCATATTGACAAGTTTGATCGTAGAGACTCTTCAAAGGTCGCTGGAACAAACCCATGTGGAGAGATTCTTTTGCGTGCAAATCAGTTCTGTAATTTAACTGAAGTAGTCATTGATGCAGAGGATACCGTTGAAACTCTACTCACAAAGATTCGTCTGGCTACAATTCTGGGTACTTGGCAATCAACCCTAAGTAACTTTAAGTATATTCGTAAAACATGGCAATCAAATACAGAAGAAGAAAGATTGCTTGGGGTTTCCTTAACAGGTATTTTTGGTAATAAGTTGACAGGAAAACTGCATCCAGAGCTTAACACAATGCTTACTCAGATGAGAGAGCTTGCAGTAAGCGAGAATGCCAAGGAAGCAGACAAACTGGGAATAAATCATTCTACTGCTATTACAACAGTAAAGCCTTCAGGAACGGTATCTCAGTTAACTGGAGTGTCTTCTGGCATCCATCCATGGTATTCAAAGTACTACATTCGTTCTGTTCGTGCAGATAACAAAGATCCATTGACAGCATTTCTTAAGGACTTTGGTGTTCCAAATGAACCTGACGTAATGAAGCCTGATATGACTACAGTTTTTTATTTTCCAATCAAAGCTCCAGATAACGCTACAGTAACAAAAGACCTTTCAGCAACTGAGCACCTTGAGGTTTGGAAAGCATATAGAACATTCTGGACAGAGCACAATCCATCAGTAACTATTAACGTTGCAGAGGACGAGTGGCTAGATGTTGGGGCTTGGGTCTTTAAGAATTTTGACTCAATTGGTGGAGTTTCGTTCCTACCGTTATCTGAGCATTCTTACCGACAAGCACCATATCAAGAAATAACAGAAGAAGAGTATAATGAAGCGGTAAAGTCAATGCCCACAAATATTCCATGGCAATCCCTTCCACTTTATGAACTAGAAGATACGACAACTGGCTCACAAGAATTGTCTTGTACTGCTGGGTCTTGTGATGTTGTAGACCTAGTTTCTGCGTAATAGGTTGGCTGCGGAGCGGGGTAGTGTTTGAGGCTGCCCCGCTTTGCTATAATTAGGAAGGAGAGTAAATGACAAACGTTTCTAACATGTACGCAGCAAAATTATATTCAGAACATCCAGTGGGTATCTGGCCTATTGACGATGACTTTTCATACATTTCTTTAATTACAAATCAACAAAGAACCTTTGAAGCAGATTCCCCTTATGTTGGATGGACCATAACAAATGGAACTGCAAACGATTCTCTCGTTCTCCCAAATATTGGGTCCCCATTTGACAGCAATATCTACGCTGGAATAGAAGGAAGTGTTCCTTTATCGGACGGAACGTATATAGAAGCAAAAAGCTCAGATACCTTTCTTTTTAGTGATTGTAGCGAAGAGCTTGAGACATTTTGTATAAGTGCTTACGTCTACCAAGATTCCATCTATGTATCTGAATATGAGATTGGATATGAGTATTATGACGACTCAACATCTTCCTGGATTGAAGTATTTACAATAATACCAACTACAGATAGAAGAGAATGGATTCATATCCAAGACACCTTTCTTATTGAACAATTCGGTTCAGACTATTGTCACATAATTTTTAGAGCTAAGGTGAATACTGGTGGAACCCCTGGAGATTATAATTTTATCTTTAACGGAATAACTGTTGGTCAGTGGTCCGAACCGTTTACCTCAAAGAGCCTGGGGGCAAGAACAGAAGTGTCCCCAGTATCCTCTGGACTATCTAACAAGGTTGTTCCATCAGACCAATACGGAATTCTTTCTCAGAATGCTTACTTTGTTTGTGAAGATGGAAAAGCTCTTGCAATAAACAAGGGAATACCAATGATCTTTGGATCAGAAAATGTTACAAAGATATACCCTTCATCAGATGGATCTCCATCTTTTATTTTTCCAAATAAAGAGTTTTTTACAACAGACGGAATATCTAAAGATTTTACATTGGAGTTTTGGATAAAAACAAGGCCATCTACAAAAGAATCAAGAAGAATCCTTGGACCAATAGATACAAATGATGGGGTTTATGTAAGTGAAGGATTTATCACCCTTGTTGTTGATGGGAAATTTTCATCTCATAACGTATCATATTGGTATCGACCAATGCTTGTTCATATATATATAAAGGGAGATAGCTTTTATATGCTCATAAATGGTGAGCAAGTTGCCCAAGTAACAATAAATAAAGACACTGTTTCTCTTTCTGAAAGTGAATGGTTAGGTATTTATAGCTATGAAGATATAAATCTTATGGAAATTGATTGTCTATCAATCTTTCCTTATGCAATACCTCTTCAGCTTGCAAGAAAGCATTTTGTTTGGGGACAAGGAACTGACCCTCTTGAACTAATCAATGATTCATTTGATGGTGAAGAAGCAATTATAAACTTTGCAAATGCAAATTACACAGTAAATAAAGTATATCCAGACATGGAGAGGTGGGATGCAGGATACTATAACAATCTAATTGCAAATACAAATTCTATCTCTGTGCCAGATTACTCCTTGCCAGACATATATTTGGGAGGAAGAGATGTTGTTGAGTGGTATTCAGACTGCAAAGATCTAAACGATCTTTTATATCCAAGTGGAAACCATGCTAAAAATATATCATTTAGGCCAAATGTTGAAGGTGATGAATGGGTGCCAATAACTGGAACAAACTGGACAGAGCCATGCTATCTAAACTTCACCTCTTTAACTTTTCTATCTAACCCTCTAAGTTCTTTTTATGGAATCTTTGAAGTAGAGTCCGAAGTGATAGAAACAAGGCCGCTTCTTCATATAGTAAACACTTTAACTGGAAAAAGATTTGAAATAAACATAACTGGATATGACATAAAATATGAATTTGATGGGCAGGAATTGGCAGATACAGGTTTTACTGTGGCGAATAGTCATTTTGCTGTAGGCATCCACATACCAACAATATCTGAGTCTTTCAATTATGAACTAGCATCCTTCTTTGGTTCCCCAGAAGTACTGTCGATGTTTGTTGGAGGGGATGGAGTTTCAACATTTGAAGGTAAGATATACAGAATAGGTTTTTCTGATCAAGAAAATTATCAATCAATATCCGAACATTTTCAAGAAAACGGAATTGCAGATAATGCAGATGGAGCTTTACTAGAGGGACACTATGCTTCATACACCTTGTCTCCATTCTTTAGATACAATGCATTTTTCCTTGACATATCTGTTTCGTCTAAATGGGAAGAGTATTTTCCTCTATCATCTTTTGCATCATACATAGAAACAAGTGATGGAGCAACCGCCTATGACCTTGACTATCTACAGTTTAACTTTGGATACCCATCATTAACCACCATTGTAGAGACAACTGTAGATAATCCAGATTGGACATACCAAGAGCTTTTTGAAGACTATAACGATCCTATTCAGAAAGATTATGGTATTTTAGATAACGCAGTTCTTTCTGGATACGCAGACTATGCGGATCTTGCAGGAAATATTATTACAGAATATCAAATTGATACATCTCAATCATCCCTTGATGCTTATGTTACCTTCCAGCTTCTTGCTGAAGGAGCAGATGAGCCATTGTCAAGCTTCACTTATACAAAAAACTTAACAGATTCTTATACAGTTTATGCAGACAGCCAAAATACCAACATTGATCCATATAAATCTTATAAAACAAAGTTTAGGGTAATAGACGGAACAGTAATCTATCCACCAAAAGCAATAAATTTTAAGAACGTGGCAATGGTTGTGCATTTTGAAATTGAACAAGATGGCATAATAAGTAATCCGCTAAAAGTAAAGAACCTGGAGATTACCTCAAAGTCTCTTAATCAAAAATCACTTACAGCGATTGGAACTAAAACAGGAACTCCGATCTATCCATATGTAAAAACTGGAATATATTACAGTGGAAAATCAAAGAATCCAATCATGCTAAGTAAACAAAATCTTCCATACCTATACTTAACGGAAAATACTGGAATAAAGGTCTTAGATACAGATGCTGATATTGAGTATGGGTCTTTAATACCAATAAACAGAAATAAAAGTGCAAACTATCTACTTGGAACATTTCAGCTATTTATGAAGTACGACATATTTCAGGAAATTGGAACCACTCAAACTATATTCTATTTAACACACAGAGACGGAGAAATAGAGTTTACCGTAACTCCCGTGGCGAGTCTTGGAAGATTTTATATATCGGCAAGAGACAAGTATACAAAACAAGAATACCCTGGGATATCTTTTTATCAAAACGGAATAAAGGTAGAAAATCCCTACATAGAAAAGTATGAGTGGAACGTTATAGCTTTCTCATTCGAAGAGCCACTAGATATGAATAATTTCTCTGGGTCCCTAAGTCTACTGTTTGGTTGTGCATACAGCAACATATCTTTCTTTAAGTCAACTGGGTTAAATGAGTTTGGTGTGACGATTGCCAGAACTTGGGAAGACGTCCTTTATGGGGATCAAGAAACAGATCCAGGTAATATAGTTGACTGGCAGTCTTGGTATGATGAAAATGGAGTGCTTGAAATTCCAAACAAATGGAAAGATGTCTATGTCTTAGAAGAGGCACGACAGTTTTCCACCACCCCCAAAGAAATCTATTCAACCTACATGGGGACAAATATTATCGTTATTGATGATAATACGGGCATGTCAGTACAAGGTGATCAATTTAGTGTATTCTCATCTGTGGTATGGTTTGAACCATCCTATATCCTTAAACCCGTATAATCTGCTATAATTCAACCATGAGTAATACTAGAAAGCCAAAAGTAGGCAAATCAAAAGCCACAATCATAGATAAAGGGTACGAATGGGGACTTTACTTCTGGAAACTTCCAGATGGACACCTTTTTAATGATGGTCAAGGGAATCTTTTAAACATTCCGTCAAGAAAACATGACTTATCAAATATTTCTGAACTAAGAAAAGCAGCAGCCCACTATGGACAGCCAGATGGAAGCCCATGGTTTTACGCTGGAATAAGTAGAATCAGCGATGAAGGACACTCAGAGCAGGTAGACAGAATGAAGAATGGATTAATTCCAAACCTGAATGATATGGGAGCAGTATACGATGCTCAACAAACACTTAAGAAATACGGAGCACAAGATTAATGGAAGAACAAAGAATTGCTATAAAGTACTCTGACGACATTGAGGTTGAAAATGAGTTTATCTCTAAAGATCCATTCAGTAAGTCATGGGAAGAGATTAAGGATTTTGATGGTTTAAATACTAACTTTAAAAGAAGAACTACCAGAACAAATAATAAACTAGAGAAATCTATAAATATTCCCATCGACAGAGATGGAAGAGCCACTGGTTCATACGCTGTTGCAGCGGGAACAAGAGCTACTGGAGTTGATGGAGTTCAATCAAAGCAAATGAATCCAGGAGAAGTCTTTAGAAATGGATATGGGCTTTTTGATGTCATAACACCACCTTATAACCTATACGAACTTGCAAATTTTTATGATACAAACTTTGCCAACCATGCAGCAATTGATGCAAAGGTATCAAACACCGTCGGTCTTGGATATAAGTTTGATGTAGCAAAAGACGTTATTCTTAGAATTGAGTCAATGGAAAATGAAACTGCTATGCAAAAGGCTCGTCGTCGCTTAGATAGATTAAAGGGCGAGGCAATAGAGTGGATTGAAAGTCTAAACGATGATGATAGTTTTACTACAAGCATGGAGAAGGTTCTTCTTGACCTTGAGTCAACAGGAAACGGTTACCTAGAAGTTGGTAGAACAGTCGCTGGAGACATTGGATACCTTGGACATATTCCAGCTACAACAATGAGGGTACGCAGAATTCGTGATGGTTTTACTCAAATTATTGCAGGAAAGATAGTGTACTTCCGCAACTTTGGAGCAACTAACCCTAATCCAATTACAGAAGATCCCCGTCCAAACGAGGTAATTCACTTTAAAGCTTACTCACCACTAAACACATTTTATGGTGTTCCAGATATTCTTTCTGCTTATTTATCTCTTAAGGGAGATCAGTTAGCATCACAATTCAATATTGACTATTTTGAAAATAAAGCTGTTCCAAGATACATAGTTGTTGTTAAGGGGGCAAGGCTTGATTCTGAGTCAGAGGATAGATTGTTTAGATTCCTGCAGACTGGATTAAAGGGTCAGAACCACAGAACCCTTTACGTTCCACTACCCGCAGACTCACAGGGAAATGCCATTGACTTTAAGATGATTCCTGTTGAAGCAAATGTTCAAGAAGCATCATTTAATGACTATCACCAAAAGAATCGTGATGACATTCTCATGGCTCATCAAGTTCCACTTTCAAAGCTTGGCGGAGTTGATACTGGAGGTCTTGCTGCTGCAATGTCTCAAGATAGAACATTCAAGGAACAGGTAACTCGTCCAGCACAAAGATATATTGAAAAAATGCTAAGCAAGATTGTTAAGACAAAAACAGACCTTATCGATCTTAAGTTTAATGAACTAACTTTGACAGATGAAGTAGCTCAATCACAAATGCTTGAAAGATATATTAAAACTCAGGTAATGACTCCAAATGAAGCAAGAGAGCAGATTGGGCTACCGCAAAGGCCAGGTGGAGATGAAGTCTTTGAGATGACTCCAAGACAAGCAACTGATGCTCGCGCAAACTTGTCAGGTAACAGACAAAGAGATGCAGAAAGGATGAATAATGCATCAGATAGCGTTGCTACAACTACTGGAAGAAACCCTCAAGGTGAGGGAAGATCAACACAGTAACAATTTGATAAAAATGATGTATAATAGGAACCAATATGGAAATTTCTAAGGCACACTGGGAATCTGAAGGAAGCAGTTTACGTCTTTCAATGCCTATTGCAAAAATTGATATAGAGAGAAGAATCGTATCTGGATTTGCTACTCTTGATAACATTGATAGACAAGGGGACATTGTTCCATCAGAAGCTAGCGTAAAAGCTTTTGAGCAATTCCGTGGGAACATCAGAGAAATGCACGATGACAAGAAGGCTGTCGGAAAACTAGTATCATTCAAAGAAGATTCATTCTATGACCAAGAAACTGGAAAATTTTATAAGGGTGTTTTTGTTTCTACATATGTAAGTAAGGGTGCTCAGGATACATGGGAAAAAGTTCTTGACGGTACGCTAACAGGTTTTTCAATCGGTGGCAGTGTAAAAGATTCCGAAGATACTTTTGATGAAGGTGCTAATAAATCTATTAGGATCATTAAAGATTATGATCTCTTTGAGTTGTCTTTAGTAGACAATCCTGCAAATCAATACGCCAATGTTATTAGCATTGAAAAAGGTCATGCTGGAGGGTATCTTTCTAAAGCCCTAATTGAAAACGTATTTTGGTGCAAAGGTGACGATATTGTTCAACTATCTTCTGGTAGTACATCAGACTGCCCAAGGTGCGACAAAGGTATGAACAACATTGGTTTCGTTGAGACTAATGATGCTCAAAAAGCAGAGGTAGTAAAGTCTATTCTTTCTACTATCAAAAATGACGCAAAGGAGGTAAGCAAGATGGAAAATGAAAATACAGAAACAGTACCTATGGAAGATGTAACAGATATTGTTACAGAAACCGTAGAAAAAGCTGTAGAAGTTGAAATGGAAAAATCTGAAACAGAAGTTGAAAAAGCTGTAGAGCCAGAACTAGAGAAGTCTGAGCCAGAATCAGAAAAGGCTGAAGAAGAAGTAGAGAAGGCTGTAGAGATTGAAGTTTCAACAGAAGAAGAAGATGAAGGGGATATGGCTGAGAAATCCATGGATGAAGAGGAAGAAATGGAAGAAAAGTCAATGAAGCCTGAAGAAGATGAAGTTGCAAAGGCACTCATTCAAGAGGTTCACTCAACATTCACCATGCTTGCTGACACCATTAAGGCTCTTAATGAGAAGGTAGACGAACTCAACAAGACAGTTACAGGTGTTAGACAAGATGTTGATTCAGTAAAAAATGATTTTGGAAAGCGTGTAGATGCAGTAGAAAAAGATACTGCTTTCCGTAAGTCTGGCGATCTCGGAGAGATCGTACAGGAGCCAATTTTCGAAAAGGCTCAGCAAAAAGCACTATGGGGTGGACGTTTCCTCACAAAGTCCGACCTATTCGCATAATAATAAAAAAGAAAAATGGAGGTGAAATATACAATGTCAGAAGAAATTTTAAAGAATCAGCCAAGTGAGGCTGGCAAATACGGCGATCCAGCACCAGGTCTATACCAAGGTCAAGGAGCCGTTGCAGCTGGCAACATTGGCGGCGTAACAGATCCAGGAGCTGGCGTAATTGGAAACATTCCAACCGCTAACTATGGAGTTACAACAGGACCAAACGCAGTCAACCCAACAGGTGTTGCTGGAGGTATCCTGAATCCAGAACAAGCTAATCGTTTTATCGATTATGTTTGGGATGCAACAGTTCTTGCTAACGATGGACGCAGGGTAACAATGCGTGCAAACACAATGGAGATCGAAAAGGTCAACGTTGGTGAGCGCGTTATCCGTGCAGCAGCACAAGCAGAAGGCAGCTACACAAATGCTGGCGCAACTTTCACAAAGGTGGAACTTACAACAAAGAAGATCCGTCTTGACTGGGAAGTTTCAACAGAGTCCCTTGAGGACAACATTGAAGGAGGTGCTCTTGAAGATCATCTTGTCCGTCTGATGACCAACGCTTTCGGTAACGATATCGAAGACTTGGCTATTAACGGTGACGGTGGTGTTGACCCATTCCTAGGAATCATGAACGGTTTCGTCAATCAGGTAACAACTGGTAGCGACGCTCATGAGGCAGTCGTAACTGTAACAGGTAACGAGTGGACTCCAGAGGTCATGCAGCAGATCATCTACGCATTGCCACGCAAGTACCGCGCTGTAAAGAGTGGTCTTAAGTTTTACGCAGGTACAGATGTATTTGCAGGTATCGTTGCTAACAACGGAACACTTGCAGACGCTATTGCAGAAGCTGTTGCTCCTGCTCTCCGTGGTACAGATCAATACGCCAACGCATACCTAGGTGGCGCTGGACAGACATTCGGTGGTGCTCGCACTACCCGTGTTCTCGGTATTGATGTCATGGAGGTTCCTTACTACCCTGCGGATTATGTAGATCTTACATTCCCACAGAACCGTGTTTGGGGTTTCCAACGCGATATCACAGTGAATCGCCAGTACCAAGCCAAGAAGGACACAATCGAATACACAGTATTCGTCCGTCTAGGCATCACATGGGAAGAGCTTGACGCAGTTGCTTACGCAGATGCAGCCGTCGATCCATCCTAATAACTAAATAAAAAAAATGCTTGTGGGGGCAGGGAAAATACTCTCTGCCCCCTCAGCTATATTCTGTTATAATTAGAGAATGGGAGAAATAATGGAAGATCTATCTTTAAAGACTGCAAAAGAACTCAGAGACTATGCAGAAGAAAACAATATTAGCTTGGGCGATGCTAAAACAAAGACAAAAATTCTTTCAAAAATTTTAAATATTGAATCAAATATCGGTGAAGATACTAACCTAGACAAGCCAGAGAATGTGATTGTGTCACCAGTCATGTCAAATAAAAATGCTACCAAGGGAACACCAGAAAAACCATCACCATCAAAGGTTGCTGTTTATTCACAAAAGAATTTAAGATGGAATCTGGTTGGGTCATTGGTTCCAGGATATAATATTGTTACCAAGGAGGCGGCTGAAAAGTGGTTAACACTATCTTCTGTTCGTGAAGCAACTCCAGAAGAAGTAGCAGACCACTACGGCTTATAGCATGGACATATTGCGTCAAACCCCATTTCCGCTAACTGCATCTTATACTGGTCTTACAGCAGATACAGAATATATTCTTGAGATATATAACGATCATACAGAGCTTATAGTTTCTGAAAAAGTTACATCATCACCCTCTGGCGCAATTAATTACACAATCCCAAACTATTTTGAAAAATATGATGGAACTTATTCTCTGTATATTTATACAATAGTTGACTCAATTGCAGATGAGACAGTTGTAATAGACAACCTATATATTTACAGACCATATGTAGATCCAAGAACCCTCTCCGATGACGATTGTGATTTTGAAGAGTATGCATTACTAGAAAGAACTGCTCGTCACATAATTGATACGATTGTTGGAGGCTTTTATTACGAGTCAAAATCAGAAGAGGCGTCTGGTCTTGGAGCAGATGTGCTACCTTTAAGAAAAAGGGCTAACAAGATAAACGCTGTCTATGAAAATAACGTAAAGGTTTATGATCGTATAAAGCCACTTGATGGTCAATATGTATATGTAACCACACCAGACAATACCGCAATGACAATACAAGTAATTGGAGAATACAATAGAGCACAGTCAAAGGTGGTAAGACTTCCAGTAGGGGCATCCGACTCATTCATGCTTTATGGAGATAATTATGACCAAGTTTTATCTTTAACAGAAATTAATGGAGCCCCACTTTTCCCAAAGGGATGGGACTACATTGTTTCTGGGGAATGGGGATGGCCTGTTGTTCCTCAAGACATAAAAGATGCAACAACATTACTGATTGATGATATTAAGTGTGGAAGGCTTTCCTATATAGATAAATATATTACAGAATATCAAACAGATCAGTTTAGAGTAAAGTACTCTGATATATCTTTAAGGGGTTCAGGGAACCTAACGGTAGACAGGATATTAGAAAGATATATAACACCAATATATAGACTTGGAGTGATTTAATTGATCTGTGGTCCAAGTATGCTGTTTTCAATGAATCTAGACATTTACTATTCTACAGAAAGTCAAGATGACTTTGGAATGGAGAACAAAACTTGGAGACTTGATCAGACACTATTGGGTTACGCTGAAAATCTGGGTGCAGTAGAAAAAGATAGCTTGAAGAATAATATGTTTTTTGAGTACGAAAATAAACTAATTGGAAGAACTATAAAAGATCCCAGAGTATCTTTAGAAGGAATTTATTACCCAATAACAAGCATACTTATTACAAATATCCAGGATGTAAATAATAAAACTATCTTTTATGTTGAAAGCGATGGAGAGCCAACAGTATACGAAGTTACGGCGGTAGAGCCATATGTCAATCCTTGGAACGAAATAGAATACTACAAGATACTATTTAATAGATCTGATAGGCAGGAGATTTAACGTGATTACAACAAAGATCAAAAATGATGAATTGTCAAAGATTTTAAAAAATACAGTTTCCTACTCTAATGGATTCTTACAAGGTATAGATTTAAACAGAACAGAATTTAATAAAGTTCTGGGGGGATATACAGCAGAGGCTCTAGGTGGATACATTGATTCAAAAGCAAGGATGAATCCATCAATGCTTCATCACATATATGAATGGAATGAAGTAGGGAATAAAGGATCAAGACTATTTACTATCAATGTTGACGCAACAAAATACTCTATTACATTTAACGGAAAGTTTTTATCATCAAAGAAGCCTGCATCTGAATCTGGTCAAGTATTTGTAGATAAAGCAAATATTATGGAAAATGGAATATCTGTAACAGTTACACCTAAAAATTCTTCTGTTCTTGCTTTTGAAGATGATGGTGAAACTGTGTTTACAGCTAACTCAGTCTATATAGCTCATCCAGGAGGGGACCAAGTTGCTGGAAGTTTTGGCAATGTAATTGAAGAATTTTTTGACTCATACCTTGTTCAATCAATACTTAGGCCACTAATAACAAAGCTAAAAAATCCAAAAGAGTTCTCTGCACTATATTCACAAGGAACTAAAGCTGGAAAGTCTATAGGAGTTATAGCAGGAAGAAAATACTTTTCAATGTCTGGGGATAGATTAGTATGAGCTTAGACATGTTAGGGGTAGCCCCTATTGCAGTAAACAAGTACTTCTGGGACACAATGAAAGCAATTGAACCATCTTTATCCCAATCAAAGAACTATGGTCAGACAGTCCCAATTTTCCCATTAAGCGATAGTGCCTCTGGAAAAAAGACTTGGGACAACAAGACTTATATTATTTATGACAGAATGTTTACAAAAATGAAAGATCCATTTTATCCAATAAAGTGCGAGGAGATCAGGTATAACCTAAAGGCTAAAGAAAGAGACACTCTAGTCTGGGGATCAGCAATACAAATTATTCTTGATAGATCAGACGATGCTGCAAAAGATATAAATAAATGGATTAGAAATAATGGTGGAAATGATGTTTATCCTATATTCTTTCACAAACTCAGGGTGTATCAAACCTCAACGTCTTTAGCAACAGAGGGAGAAAATAGAAGAGACTTCAGCATAAGGCCATACTATATTTCAGAATTTATTATTGATATGGAGTATCATTACACAACTTCGCTTGAAGATTACCTATAAAAACACGGTATAATAGGTATTGAGGAAACGCCCCCATAGGAACAAAAAAATACTATGGAAAAAGAGGTGAAAAAATATGGCATATACACGCGGAGATTCAAAAAACATCATTGTTGGTGCAGCCGCTATGTTCGTTTCAACAGGAGCAGATTTTAATCCAGAGACAGTAGTCTTCCCAGACTTTGTTGAGGATACTCAATACATCGAAACACTTACTGATTCAACAGAAGGTCAAGCCCTAGTTCGTAACATTGGTTACACAACTAACGGTCTTGAACTACAGTTTCAGCCAGATTTTGGTGAGGTACAGGTAGATCAGCTTCTTGACGTTGCAAAGCTCTACAAGCAAGGAATGCAGGTTAATCTAGCAACAGCATTTGCTGAAGCTACACTTGAAAACCTTCTTGTTGCAATTGCAGCACCAACAACAGCCTACAGTGCAAGCACAACACTAGACAATCCAATGGATGCTGGTACAGTTTCAACAGCTTCAACACTTGATCTTACTTCAGGCGCTATTGGCGAATGTCCAGTAGAACGAGGTCTGGTTGCAGTTGGTCCAGGTACAGGTGAATGCGATCCAACACAGTACATTGAACGTATCTATGTTGCTTACCGTGCGCTTTCAATTGATAACGTTACAGTATCAGCAAAGCGTGATGAGGCTTCAATGTTCGAAGTTTCATTCCGTTTGCTTCCTGCAAACAATGGTTCATATGGAAAGATTGTTGACCGAACAGTTAACAGCACAAGCTGATAAAAAACAAAACACAATTTAATAGTCAGAGGCCCCTAGCGCATTGCGCGGGGGTCTTTGTCATGCTATAATTTGTGCAGATAATAGTTAACGAAAGGACTATAATGGCAACTAGCGTTTATGAAAAAACTGAAATAGAACTACTTGATGGAACAAAGATTACAATGCGTCCATTGAAGATTTCTCTACTTAGGCAGTTTATGAAAAAGTTTGAGGGCATTGCAAAGGTAGCAGATAGCAATGATAAGTCCATGGACATCCTGATGGATTGTGTTCAAATTGCTATGCAACAATACTCTCCAGAACTCTCAACAGACAGAGAGAAGCTAGAGGACACAATTGATCTTCCTAGCGTATATAAAGTTATTGAGGCTGCCTCAGGTATTAAGTTTGACGATGAGGGAAACGCACCAGCGATGGGGATTCCTGGTCTGACCTAGACCTTGTAAAAATAGAATCAGAAATATTCATTCTTGGAATTTGGAAAGATTATGAAGATCTAGAAGATAGCCTGTCTATGCCAGAGCTAACATCAATTCTCATCGCTAAAAGAGATAAAGACTATGAAGATAAAAAGTTTCTTGCTTCTATTCAAGGCATAGACCTAGAAGGAAAGTCTTCAGGTCGTGGTCAAAAAGAATGGGAAGACATGAAAGCCAGAGTGTTTTCTGGAGGATCAGTAAAAGATTCAAGCGACATAGTTTCTTTGCAGGGAGCAACTGCAAGGAGCGCAGGTTTTGGAATAGGAAATGGTCTTGAATACTCTGGGAAAAATGCTAAAAACCCAATGGGGTAGATGGTATAATTTACAAGAGGTGCTAATCTGTGTCAGAAGTAAATGCTAATATAAATATAGGGATTGATTCAAGTCAAGCTCTTGCTTCTTTGCGTACCCTTCAAAATCAAATATCTTCCTTTAATAAAAGCATTATTGCTAGCAATGCTCAGGCAACAGCAGCGCAAAAGTCGGCACTAGCAGGACTTACTGCTCAAATTGGAGCTACTAAAGCGTTCTCTACATCAATTGTAAATGTTGAATCAAGTGTATCTAGACTTGGCAATGCAATTGATAAAAACAAGCTTGGTCTTGGGGAATACTTTAGATACGGTGTGGCATCTAGTAAAAACTTCGGAAAGGTTTTTGCTAAAGAACATACTCAGATGACTGCTCTTGCAACAGAGAGAGTAAAAAGACTTCAAACCCAGTATATTGCCTTAGGTGCTGCACAAAATGGCGTAACACGGGCAATGGCTGTAAGACCTCTTGCACTGTTTAATGCAGATACAGCAATAGCAGCACAAAGACAGCAGTTATTTAGCAAACTTTTAAATGATGGGTCTACATCATTAATTAATTTTGGTAAGAACACTCAATGGGCTGGTCGCCAGCTAATGGTTGGATTTACCGTACCCCTTACAATTTTTGGTGGCATGGCTGGAAAAATCTTCATGGATCTTGAAAGGCAGGTTGTAAACTTCCGTCGTGTCTATGGTGATGCAATGACTCCAGCAGGCGAGACAGACCAAATGGTCAAAGAAATTCAAGATCTTGGTAAAGAGTTTACTAAGTATGGAATTACAGTGAAAGACACTGTTGGCCTTGCAGGAGACATTGCTGCGACTGGCGCACAGGGAGCAGATCTCATTGCAGCAACGGCACAGTCAACAAGGTTGGCAACTCTAGGTATGATAGAGATGGATCAGGCTATGACTGCCACCATATCCTTGCAGACTGCATTTAAGCTAAGCAACGAAGAACTTGCACAATCTGTAAACTTTTTGAACGCAGTAGAAAACCAAACAATTCTATCTCTGGGTGACGTTACTGAAGCAATTCCCAAGGTTGCTCCAGTAATTATGGGTCTTGGAGGAAACGTTGAAGACCTAGCTTACTTCCTGACTGCCATGAGAGAAGGTGGGGTGAATGCAGCAGAGGGGGCAAACGCACTAAAATCTGGTCTTGCATCTCTGATTAACCCAACAAAAGGTGCTAGAGAACAGCTTCAAAAAGTTGGCATAGACATTGACTCAATCATATCTACTAACAAAGGGGATATCAGAGCAACCGTTCAAGAATTTGGTAGCGCCTTGATGACACTTGATAAATTTGGAAGGCAGCAAACGCTTGCTAAAGTTTTTGGTAAGTATCAATTTGCAAGATTGGGTTCATTATTTGAAAACATTTCTACAGAAGGTTCTCAGGCAAGTAGGGTTATAGATCTTGCTGGAGAAAGCATAGAAGATCTTGCTGGACTTGCTGACAAGGAACTTGGGGCAATTGAAGAATCAATTGGTATGAAATTTACTGGGGCACTTGAAAGATTAAAACTTGCAATAGCACCAATTGGAGAAATATTTCTAAAGATTGCAACTCCAATACTTGAGGTAGTTTCAAAGATTCTTGACAAGTTTAATGATCTTAGTCCAGGAATCAAGCAATTTATAACCATTCTTGTTGCTGGAGTTGGGGTTGTGGCTCCAACAGTAATTATGCTTATTGGTTTGTTTGGTAACTTTATTGGTCAAGCTGTAAAAGGTTTTGCAATGTTTAACAATTTGTTTAACAGATTAAGGGGTGGGGGTCAGGATCTTTCATATTTGGCAGGAGAACAGTTAGATGCAGCAGCAGCAGCAGCAAGCTTAGAGGGAAAGACCACCAGATTAACTGCTGCATTAAACGTTCAAAGAAGTGCGGTAGGACAGCTTTCAAGAGCTTATGGAACATATGTTGCTGCAGCGGGTTCTGCTGCTTCAGGACTTCCTCAGGGATTTGGAGGTCGTCCTGTTAAAAAAATGGCTACTGGTGGAATGATCAGTGGCGTTGGAAATAAAGATACTGAGCCAGCACTACTAACCCCTGGTGAATTTGTAATGAATAAAGAAGCAACCAGAAGATTTGCTCCCGTACTTGATGCCATGAATCGTGGAACAGTCAAAGGTTTGAATGATGGGTCAAAGCTTTCAGATTATGTTGGTTCAACTGCTAGAACTCATTTAACTGGAAGAGTAAGTTTGGGCACTTCAGAAGCCCTTGCTATGGAAAATTTAACCGCAGGTGCAAGAAGAAATCTTACAGTTTTGCAAGAAATTGAAAGAGTTCTTGGAAGAACAATTTCTAGTATTGGCGCTGTAAGCAATCTTATTGTTGAAATGCCAACAAATTTCAATGAAGCAATGAGAAGAGATTCTTTAACTGGAGGATCATTTGGGCAGGAATTTGGTGGAGCAGGAGTAGAAAAATGGCAAAGCACAGTAGCAGTAACTGGACAAGATTTTGAAGAATTAAGGCCAAAGCTACAGCTTCTTGACAATGCGATAGTCTCTGCTGCTGAAGATTTTGCAATAGTTGGCGACTCTAACATTGATGAAATTTTTAGAACAGCATTTTCTAGTCTTGACGATGAAACAAGGCAGATGCTTTCTGAAATAGAAAATCTTTCAAATGAATACAACAACTTAAGAGTAAGCGTTGGTGGGCTATCAGATCTTACAGATGAACAAAGAAGACTCCTTGCAGAAAGAAATATCGTTATGGATCAAGAAAACGATAGGATTAGAATATCCTCCCCTCTGGGAGACGCTTCAGTAAGAACAAGACAAGAAAGTCTTTCTTCTGGAAGAACTTATAGAAAAGCACCTCTGTTATTTTCTTCTGATCAGGTTTCCCCAGAACTAATTCGTTCATCTGTACAGTCAGCAGAGCAAGCAGCAATACAGGGATCTAGAGCATACTGGGCTACATTTGCCACTCAGATGAGGGCTGGAGGCGTAGCATCTAAGGCAATCTTTGCATCAGCGATAGCACAAGGAATGGACCCAGATCTAGGCAGGAAAATGCTTACAGACTCTGGGTTTAGCACATCAACAGCACAAAGAGTGTTTAGGGAGTTTGGTCTTTCTGGAGGAAGAGAACTAAGGCCAGCAGTTACTGAAGGTGCCAATGCTGCTTCCCCACCACCATGGTCACTTCAGCTTGGAGGATGGATTGGGCAGGGAATAGAGCAGGGTATGTCTGCAGAACTTCAAGATGCTCACTTAAAGATAAAAGCTGCTATGGAAAAAGGCAGAGCATTAAGCCTAAATATGCCTCCGATAGCTCCAGGAATGACAACACCTTTTGATGCAAGATTTGCTGGAAGGATGGGGCCCATGAATCCACTGGGAGGGCCATCCTCTCCTCTGCCACCAAGAAATATGGGTCTTCAGATAGCACCAAACTCTATTCAAAATCAAATACTATCTCAGACAAAATTAACTAAAGAAACAGAACAAGTTTCATCTTCTATGTCTAAACTTAAGGGGTCTGCATCAAAATTTGGAAAAACTATGGTTTCTGGGGGACTAAAAGTAAATGGAGCCATGGGAGCCATGAGCGGATTAGCTTTCGGAGCATCTATGCTAAGTGGACCTATTGGAGAATTCGCTCAAAAGATTATGCCAGCAATGTTTGCTTTTCAAGGACTTGCAATGGTGATGCCAGCGTTGCTTAAAGCTTTACCGTTGCTATTAACCCCAATAGGCATTATGGGAACAGCTCTTGCATCCGTAGCTGTTGCAGGATTTGCTTTGAAAAAAGGTCTTGATAATAATATTGATGCTGGCAAAAAAATGTCTGATTCTATGAATTTAGCATCCTCAGAAATTAAAAGTCTTGGTGAATTTTTTAATGGAACTGTGAGAGATATTTCTAAATCAAGAAATGAAGATAAGATTGCTGGACTTACTCCAGAAGTAGTAGAAGAAGGAAGAAAATTTGTAGAAACAGAATTTGGAAAAACTATGGTAGAAGAGGCAAAGCTTTCCTTTAAAGCAAATGCATCTGGTTTTGCAACAAACTTTGCTAATCAACTTTCAATGGCAATTGTGAGTGGTGCGATTACACCAGATCAAGCAAAAGCTGTTGCTTCGGGAATTGCAGAAGCTCTTGGAAAAGAAGAATTGTCTGCACAGGTAATAGCACAAATTACTCAAATTTTAAGTGCCAGCGGAGAGGATATAACAGAAAGACCAATGACGATACTGGCAAATATTGTTGCTAGCATTGAGCTTGATGAAAAAACTTTAAAAAGGCAGGCCGAAGAAAGTGCAAAAAAATGGGGAGATGATTTTTATGAAAACCTTCCTGGAGCAGAATTAGTTTTTGGAGAATTTGATGAAGCAGTAAGGGCTAGCGTGGCATATACACAGTCTTTGGTTTCTAATGCAAAAAGCCTTTCAGACAATGTTGAGTATCAAATTGTTGCACAGCAAGATAAAATAAATAAACTTAAAGAAGAAATCCGTCTAGAAAAAGAAAAAGAAAAAAATGCCAAAACGGAAGACAAAAGGAAAAAAGCTTCAGAAGCAAGAATTCTTAAACAAGGACAACTTGAAGAGGCAGTTGCACAAAGAAAGAAGTTGAGAGAAGAACAATCTGAAGTAATAGCTCAAAGAAGAGCAGAACTTCTTGAATACATGAACTCTTTAACCGAAGAAGACGGAAAACTGTCAGATATTGGAAGAGAAACTCTTACTGGGATGCAAAGATCTGTTGAGGCTAGCACAGAAGGGCTAGATACTGACAAAATGCTAGCATCTGCTCGAATTGCAATGGAGATTCAAAGAAGGCAGGCTGGGTTGCCAGCCCTAGATGAGCAAAAGCAAAGAGAAATTAGATATCAAATGATATTTGATTTATCAATTGGAGAGTCAGATCCAGAAGCTTCTAAAATTCTAGACGATCTTTATCGTGAGCAAGGTGGTAGGGGAGAAGCCTCAAAGGTTCTTGGGGTAACCATGGGCTTAAGGGTAGAAGGAGATTTTGATCAGGCAAACGAAGTAGAAAGAATTTATGCAAGCCTGGGGGAGACTGCAAGATCTGAATTTCTTATTTCATTAGAAACAGAAGGTAAGAGTCCAGAAGAAATTCTTGCTTTTGGAAATTTCTTGCTTAAGCTTCCAGAAGATTTACCAGAAAAAGTTAGAGCTACCTTGGTTCTGGCTGCAGAGGGTATGAGTGTTGAAGAGTTAGAAAACATGACAAGCGTTTTGAAAGACTTAGAAACACTTCCTCCTTCAGTAAGAAAAAACCTTACCGTAGAAGCAATTGGTGCTACTGCTTTACAAAAAATTTCTAAAAACTATGAACTATTCCAAAGTAAGAAAAACGCTAAAAAGCAAGCTGAAGTAGTTTTTGGAGAAGCGCCAGGAAACGTTGCTGCTGGATTAAAGGCTATGAGCATGGGTCTTGAAGATTTTGCTAAGGCACCATCTTCTGTAAAAATTGCTGTTGCCGCTCTTATGTCTTTAGAGTTAGATGTTCCAAAAGGTATGTCGCCAGATGCTGCTGAAAGATGGATAAAAGCAGAAAGGCTCAGACTTTTGAGTGCTGCTATGGGGGCCCTTGCTCCAGGAACAGATAGTGTAACGACAGAAACAGAAGGTGATACAACGGACGATACCGAAGATACTGGTGGAGGTTCAGAAACAAGATCATGGCTAGAAGATTTAATTGCTGAGACTGAAGCAAATCTACAAATGTTCCCTAGAATGTTAGATAAAATAAAGAAAAAATTCCCAGCAATTCCGCAACAAATAATTGAAGCAATTGGTGGTGGAGAAGAAGGAATAAAAAGAGCACAAGAACTCCTTAATGCAAATAAGAAAAAAGTTAAAGAGTTGCTTGCGAAATACAGAAAGGCTACTATTGCCGAAACTCTTAGAGGAATGCAAGATGAGATAAAAACAAAAAAGAGATCGGGTAGAGCTGAATCAATGTTAATAGATCAAGGGTTTAGCGAAGAAGATGCAAAGAGTCTTGCCTCAAACACAGATTATGTCTTTACTCTTTTGGAGGCAAAAGCAGGCAGGGGTGGAAAGTCTGTCAAAGAAGTTGTTGCGGCATTTGAGGAATTTATTGCAGTAACAAAAGAAGCAAAAGATCCAGTAGATGAACTTAATAAGGCATGGTCAGAATACTCAAATACAGTAGGCATGGCCTTTGATGTTGAGAAAACAAGGGTAGAAAATGAGTTTGCAGAAAAGCGTTACGGGGCAGAACAAAAAACAACAAAAGAAATTCAAAAACAAATTGATGCAAATGAAGAGTTAATTCAAATACAGCAAGACCTTATTGACGGAAAACAAGAAGAAATTGATGATTACGAGCGCATCAATGACTTAACCAGTCAAAATATTGATGATCTTCAAAGACAAGATGAATTAAGAAACAGGGTTTCAGATGCTCTTTCTCATGAACTTGATCTTATGGGTCAACAAGAGACCAAGATTTCTGAGGCATACGATAAAAGAATTAGTGCCCTTAACAAAGTTCAAGAACTAAACAACAGAATACTGCAACAACAAAAAGATCAATTGGGAATTTCTCAAGCTTTGTCAGAAGGAGATATCTATGCTGCAACAGCAGCTGCACAAGCAATGCGTCAGAATCAAGCAAAGGATGCACAGGATCAAGCAAGAGCAGGTCTTGAACAGGGGAAGCAGAATGCTATTGATTCTCTCAGAACAAGCGAGGGCTTAACAAGAGAAGAAGCTGAAAGACAAATTGCAGATATAAAAGAACAGTCTTATCAAGCAAGCTTAATGATTAGAATGGAAGAAGATAAGATTTATGCAAACAGTCTTGAGGTTCGTAGACTTACTAATGAAATTTACAATATCAATGAAGATATGATTGAGCCACTAACAAATCAAAACAATCAACACTCTAGAATACTAGAAAATCATCAAAAGGCTCTTGACATTGCGCTTAGTAATCTTACCGCTGCAGGACTCACGGCAGATGAATTTCAAAGACAAAAAGATGAGAATGCCGCGCTAGTTGCATCAATTGCTGGCAACGTTACAAAGGTTAACGAGTACAGGGATGCCTGGATTGCCGCAGGTAATGCTGCAAGAGAAGCACTTGCCAAAGCATCAGTAGGGCCAACAGATGCAGGAGGAAATCCAGCCCTAGGAAACATCAGGTATGGTACTGGTCAAGTTCACTACGCTGGAGGAATGATTAAGGGGTATGCAGCAGGAGGTTTACTCAAGTACACCTCTAACGAACCACCTCCTGGAATGATGGCAGGCGGAGTTGCTGGCAATGGATCTAGAGACTCTGTTTCTGCAAGACTTACTCCAGGAGAGTTCGTTATTCGTAAATCAATGGTAGATAAGTATGGAATGCCTATGCTTTCATCAATAAACCAGGGATCATTTTCAATGCCAAAATATAGTATGCCTAAGTCTGAAGGTATGACAAAGATGGAGTCCAACAATTCGACAAACATCTCTGCTCCCATGTATAATAGTTATAGCGTTGGAGTTAATGTTAGTAACGCTGGAGCTTCTGCAGATGAAATTGCAAATATAACAATTGCAAAAATTAAGCAAATGCAGGGCACACAGATAAGGAGTGGTCGTGGCTACTAGTTCGTATATGGAAGGTCGCAGGTCCTATCTAAGGGGTGCTACAAGACCCCAAGCTTTGTTATTTTCAGATAACTCAGGAACACTTGATAGTGGCTCATATGTCCCTACAGGAACAGAGGGAACAGACTTCATTATCTTAACAGATGGAAATAGGGGAGAGATTTCCATGTCTCAGCAAAGAATTGAATCAAGACAAAGGATGGTAAACGGAAACATGCGCTCGTACTGGACTGCAGACAAGCTAAACCTTTCCACATCTTGGAATAGGATTCCTTCTAGAGCATTTTCTGCAGACGTTGACTTCAATCCAGCTAATGGAGAAATAACAGACAATCCATCCACATACACAATGTACACAGTTGACGGCGGTGCAGGGGGAGTTGACTTGTTAAACTGGTATGAAAACCACTCTGGACCATTCTATGTATTCCTTGGCTATGACAAATTTAATATAAATGGCACAAAAAACTTTGAAAAACTTAGAGTGTATAATCAGGTTCTAAAAATGTACATATCTTCTTTTGATTATTCAATTGAAAAAAGAGGCGGAATCTGGTCAAACCAAACAACTTCTGGACATGACTTTTGGAATATTAACATATCCCTGGAAGAAGTATAAATGTTTCAATCAGAAGAACTTGAAAATCATCTGAAAACTTCAGATACAGTTAAAGTTGAGTCAGCGGTATATGCTGAATGGAATATGAATCAGCCAGGAAACATTAAAAACCTTGGAAACTATCGTTATAGACCAACGTATTCTGGATCTGAATACTACCTTCTTCCCGTAAACTATGATGAATTAGACATTGGAAACTGGTATACAGGAGCAACAGATTCTGACGTTGCTATCCAAAGTGGCTTTGATGATCAAGATCAACCAACACTGTTTATCTCTCCTAAAGAAAAGATGAAGCTTCTTTATTCTTTAAATGATTGTATAAGTCCTCATAGACCAAGGTCAGGAATAAACAAACCACTGTACCTTGGAAACATTGGTTCAACATACGAAACAGCGCAGTACATAACCAATCCATCTCCAATCAACAAGGTAACAGATTTACAAGAAGTAAATCAAGGATACATTGTTAACAGGCCAAGATACTATATGTCTCACAAAGATGATTTATTTAAATACTGGACTTCTTATAGAACAGAATATGGGGTTCCAAGTCCAAGACCTGGGGAAAGTGCTACATCAGAATTGCGTCAAGTTGAAAGAGGGATTTCGTTTTTGGTAAATGGCAATCACTCTATCGAAGACTCTGTTCCTTTTGTTGTCTATGAAAACCAGGTTCCAGCAAACAAGATTGTTGTTAAGATGCAGACAAACGTAGGAGGTGTCGATTTAGGAACCTTAAGATATGGAAACACATCAATACAAGATCCGCTATTTGGTGACAATAATAAGACTACACCAGTTCGATGGAGAATTGAAAAGCTAGATGAAGATGATAGTTGGGTAACTATGATATCTTTTGATGACGTATCTTTAAGGTCTGACGGAACTCCTATAATTGGTTTTGACGGTCACGTTGAAATATCTTATGGATTACAGATTCCATTAGAGTATAGAGATATTTTTATATTTGCTGACACCATCCCAAACTCAACCCTACTTCCAGATACTGCTCCAGAAGGATATACCTACCTAGTTAAAGAGTCAGACCATGATTTAGGTACGATGTGGATTTTTATAAATGAAGAATGGGTGTCTTTTACTCCAGACTACTCCTGGGCAGTGTCAGATGAATTGATTAACTATAATAGTAACTTTGTGACACAGCCAGCAAATCCAGATTACTTTTATGATGCAAATAACAACCCAGTGTTTAGAGAGTTCGAATGGTTAGGTGGTATGAGGTTAGTTATTGAAACAATGAATAAAAGTGGTTGTACATTTGACCTAATAGAACTTTCTCCAAGACTTTTGGTTGAAATGAGTGAAAGCGTTTTGTCATTCTCAATAACAAAAACAATGTCAGACCTTGGAAATGGATCTATACCTGTAGGTGGACTTTCTGCATCAACAGGACAGATTGAAGTTTTTGATACAGACTTTTCTTTTAATCAAAACAATGTCTTTAACTTTGAGGACTACAGAGGAAGCATCCTAGCAAACTATTTAGACATGCCAATAAAGTTTTTATTCTACGACATCACAAAAGAGGTAGATGGAATAGACTACTTCATTCCAGTAAAGACAATGTATAGCGAGTCATTTCCACAGGTTACTGGAGAAGCAGCAACAATAAGCGTAACCATAAGAGACTTGTTTTTTCTTCTTGAGTCAAGACCAGCCCCAGAGCTCCTGCTGACAGATGTATCTTTAAGCTGGGCGATAACGGTATTGCTTGACTACATAGGATTTTCAAACTACACATTTAAAAGAGTTGCTGGATACCCAGAAACAACGATCCCATATTTCTTTGTCGAACCTGATCAAAATGTTGCAGAAATGCTACAAAAATTAGCGGTAGCCAGTCAGTCAACAATGTTCTTTGATGAATATAACAACCTTGTTATAATGTCTAAGGAATACCTGCTTCCAAACAGTGAGGATGAAAGAGTAACCGATACAACTATGTATGGACAGGTGGAGGGGGACAATCTTCCAAACATCATCAATCTTTCTTCACAAGATAAACTTGTCTACAATGATGGTGAAATAAATTACACAACCAGATATATTCAAAGATCTATTGGATCAACGGCAACAGCGCAAAAACTAGATCAATACAAAGAGTATATCTACAAGCCCGTTCTTTTGTGGGAAGTTCAAGGAAGAGAAGCAACAAAAACAATAAACCAGCTAGGGGCACAGAACTCAGGATATACGCTTGGAGCAGTACCACTAAACACAAACTTAACAGAAGAGGTTCCATACTCATTAAATAATACAGTTTACAACAACGTGATTGATGTTGGAGAGAATGTGTATTGGATTCCATCATACTCTGGATACTTTTATGCAAATGGAGAAGTTATTAAGTTTGATGCAGTAGAGTACTCTGTTTCTGGAGAGATTGAGCCAGTGTGGGTTACAAGCAATCAAGAGTATCAAGATTATTTCTCTAGACTTACTTTTAATGGAAAAATGTTTCCTACGGGAAATGTAAGAATATACACAAAGCCAGAGTATGAAATTATTGATGGCATAACAAATATTAAAAATGGAGAAATTATAGAACATGGCAGAGGACAGTTTGGAACCCCCATAACAGCACACTCTGCAGGACTTAGTAGCGATAGCTATTGGTCAGATAACTTATATGTTCGAGGTTGCATAATGGATGCATCAAAATACCTATTCACTACAGGGTCTTATATTGAATATCCAACCACCCTTCAACAGGGAACTGCTGGTAAAATTCAAACGTCTCCATACATTGATGCGGATTCCTTTTCTGAATCTTCAACAAGAAATGGAATTATTAAAAACTTTCTGGCAGATAGTTATGCAACTGAATCAGAGGTAAATTATTATAAAACAACTGGACCAGGAACTATTCAATCATCTGCCTTAATACTAAATGGTCCAAAGTTTACAGATGCTCTTCCTGCATCATCCTTTATCTCTTACGTCTACAAAGACTTTATTGATCAAAACGGAGAGGCAATTCCCTACAAGCATTTTGGAACAAGGATGAGAATTGTTGGTAAGGTGGAGTCTGGAACAGATAAGTCTCAAACTCCTATCGGCGGCTATCCAATTTTTGAGGGATCTTCTGGATTAGAGCTATATTCATCTTCTAGCAACGTATCTCAGAATGCACCAGACCAACAGGTAAGAATCTATGGTGGCTCTGGAGGGATTGGGATAGGAGTAAATAAAGAAACTAATAATGGATACTTTTTTGAAATTGTAGCTTTAACTGCTGATAATGTTGGGGATTATGTTTCTGACAATAATGCTGGAGTAAAAGTTGCAAACATTCTTTCATCTCCAAGCCCGTCATGTGTAGCAAATGAAGTAACCGTTTACACAGAAAGACAGTTTGATTTTCAGGTTGGAGAAAGTGTTTTAATCTCTGGTCTAGTAGATGCAAATGACCCAACTAATACTAGGACTCCACTAAATGGAGAATATGCTATTACATCAATATTTCCAGATAAAAAATCTTTTAAATATGTGATAACATCGCCAACACCTCTAACAACAACATCAAGCACGGGTGGAGTTGCTTCGCAATCTATTCAAGAAGCTACAAACATTGCAAACATATATTTTTACAAAATTGTTTCAGATGGGAGTGGATCTGCTATACCAGTAAGACTTTGGTCTGGTCTTGGTCAAATAAACGTAGATAGTGGAGAGTTTGTTGGACAGAATAGATTGGCTGGAGAATCTTCAACAACTGTATATGACATGTCTGCAGAGTACATTAACATTGGATCTGCAAGAAGATTCTTTTTATATTTAAATGGAAAGCAAATATCTACTGTAGATGACATAGACCCATTGCCAGAGTACAATAACATGGCGGTATTTACAAGAGGGTCTTCCAGGTGTATGTTCGAGAATGTTTATGCTTTAGCCAATAATTATTCAGAAAGCACAACGTTTACCGTAGACTCTGGGATCTCAAAGGTATTTGGTGATGACCTAGTTGATGCTTCTGAGGCATTAAGAAAGTATGCAATTAGTGGGATAATCCAAAAGACATACCTTTCTGGAATAAGTAGTGCAGAACCACCAAAGTATAGAATGTACTTTGAAGAGTTTGGAACAATTTTAAGAGAAGTTGCATACTTTAATGTCAAGTACGATAGGGCCTATCCTGCACTCTACGCAAGATTAATGAATACTATGAATAGGGTCAAAGGATATTCTGTTTCAGGATTCTATGCAGGATCGTATGGGGCAGACTTCTTAATCTTTAACTGTACCGACTTTAATCTAAACCTTGACGATACTTCTGGAAACTATTTAAGAATTTCAGGAATTGCATTTACGCAAGACACAACCTATAATCTTAATGTTGATGACTACTACAAGAGTAAATCAATATTATCTAATTCAGATCTTGGAAAATCCTCAACCATATCAAATCCATTTAGAGTGTTAGAGGAATACAATAAGATTAAAAACTCAAGAATAAAGTATGGTGTTCATCAATTTACACCGATAGACAGCCCATACATTCAAACTTCTGATGCTGCTGAAGATGTTTTTGGATGGGTAATCGACAAGGTATCCGTTCCTAAAAAAGCAGTTGGAGTTAATACTTTTGGCACAACTAATCTTCAATTAGGAGACATTGTTAATATTAATTATAAAGATGCTCAAGGTCAAGGAATAGATATTATATCTCCAGAAACAAGCAGATTTGTTATCTATAACATGGAATACAAGAAGGATGCGTCAGGTCTATCAACTACGATATACTTGCTAGAGGTATAATTATGTTAGGTGATATAAATGGCTGAGCTAACTCAAGAGCAGTTGAACGCTTACTTTAATGGTGGATTTTTGCAAAACATTGATCCCAATGCCGCTTTTATTGGTAGTAATGTGTCTTACAAGCCTTATGTCCCCCCTGTTGAAACATCTCCTGCACCTATTAAAGATACTTCTCCACCACCCCCTCCACCACCACCACCGACACCACCTAATCCATGGATAACAACATCAACTTATCAAGCTCCAAGGGGTATAAAGCAGGCTCAGCCAGATATTGTTCTTGATCCAGAGATAGATACAACTGGAGATTACATTGTTGAAAGATTTTTTGAAGAGCTTGGTGGACAAGAACTTATTAATCTTTCTAGACACGATTTGATTGATGGCATCAATGTGGTGTATAATCCAATTGCAAATCTTTCTAGATTAAGGCAAAGATTTAACCCAAACAACATAATTGAATCAGACTTTCTTTCACAAAATGAAACAAGAAATGCTACAATTGACATAATATCACGCGGAATGTATGAGCCAGTCTTTGACGATCAAGGTAGGCTTGTTGTGGAAATTGATATAATGAGACCAGAAGAAAATATAGAAGTGCAAGTTTCTATTTCTGAAACACTGACAAGGATTGAGCTATGATTACAAACGCAGGAAAAGAAATTATCTCAAAGTATCTTTTGGGTCAGGTACCAACATATGCTAGTCACATATCTATTGGTTGTGGGGCTGTTCCCCTAGATGCAAATGATACTCCCCCAACTACAGAAACTTTAGCGGCAAAAACAAAGATGGACTTTGAGATGGCTCGCGTTCCAATAACATCAAAAGGATTTGTTGACGACAATGGAGTAACAAAGGTATCCTTAACAGCAGAGCTTCCAAAAGAAAATAGATATGAAATAACCGAAATTGGACTATGGTCAGCAGGAAGCAATTCCTTAGCAAGAAACTTTGACAGCAGGGTTTTATTTAACTTTTCAGAATCCTGGCAAGCACATAATACTTCAATCTCTGAAATTGCAACACCCATACCACTTGGTAGCGGAGGAGATATAACAACAGATCTTAAAGTACTTAGAGCTTCGAGCGATAACTTAGTTTTTTCTAACTTAGACAGAAAGACAAGAAAAGAAGGACCAAGATTCCTTGACTCCAAGATACTTCTTCGGGGTGACTCTTCTGTAATCCAGGGAAGTGCTGGAAATTGGTCAGCAGAAACTCCGACATACGCTGTAACCAATAAGGAAGCTGGCTCTTCCGTAGCGACTCTTACAGTATCAACACATTTGCTTAATATTGGAGACACCATACTTGTTGATATATCTGATGTAGATCTTGATGGAGAGCATGTAATTACAGCAAGAACTGACACAACGATAACCTTTGCTTCATCTGCAACAATATCTTCTGTTGCAACAACAGGAACCGTAACCTTTACACAATCAACACACATACACCTTAATGCCATAAACTTTGATATTTCAAAGAATGCTCCATCAGATTTAATCTCTCTTGCCTTTAGCTTAATCGATAGGGATGCTGTAGGAAGTGGAACAGACCCAGATTATGTAAAGATATTGATTGAGTTTTACAAAAATGAAACATCTACTACATCAGGATATGCAAAAGCAGAAATTGAAATTGATGGAACAGACTTTACTGGAGACAGGTACAAGGTTGTAGAGATTCCAATTTCAGAACTTATAACTAGTCCAGACTTTAGTTCTGCACAGGTTAGGCTTGCAAGAATATTTGCCTCAGTTGTTTATACAGATGGCGGAGAACAAAAAACATCTCCAGTTCACTATGTAGAACTAGAAGGAATAAGAATAGAAAACACCACAAGTTCAAATCCAATCTATGGAATGGTAGGTTACTCAGCAGTAAGAACGAGTGATGGACAGCCTATATACAAATATACAAACACAAACAACTACATCGAGTTTAGATTTAATTTGGATGTAGGATAATGGCACAAATAGCAATTCCTCAGGAAGCTTTTCAAGAAGTAGATATTTATACTGGAAAATATGCCGTAAGATATAGAATAATTTCAGATAATAAAAATAACTTTTCAAACTGGTCTCCAATATTTCAAGTAGATCCAGAGTATATTTATCAAAGAGGGACATTGGAAACTCCTGGATACCTGTATTTGGATAAGCTTGGTAGTGATTCTGTTGATCTAACTTGGAGTCCTGTCATAATTTACAAAATTGTTGACGGTTCTTTTGAAAGAATATCTGAAACTCCATACTATGATGTTTGGATTAGGTGGGCACAATCTAGTGGAAATAATCCAAGTGATTGGATATACAATCAAAGAATATATTCAACGTCAGTTAGAATAAATATTCCAGCAGAATATGTAGATTCCAATGGAATCACCAGAGGCAGCATAAAATATATGTATGCAGAAATATATAGACCAGGAAGGCCAATCATTAGATACGATCAAACTTATGAATTTCCTCAGAATTCTACCACTGTAGATATATTAAACAATGTAATTGATTTTGGTGCATTTCATGGATCAAGCTCAGGAACCCCAGGACTTTATCTATCCGCAACACCGATAGGTGGACTTGTAAACAACACCACTTACTATACAAGAACAATAGATTATACAACCATAGCATTGTATGATAATATAGAAGATGCATTAACTGATACTGATAGGAAAGACTTAACCTCTACTGGATCAGGAACTGGATCTTTTACAGGGTATCCTCTTAGAATGTATGACAATTTAATAACTACCCTTTAATGCTATAATTGATTAGGAGAATATAATGGCAAAAGTACCCCTTCCAGACCGTGGACAACCGCTTGACGTAACATATTTGTATCAAATTGCAAATGCTGTAAATGATTTATCAGATAGCATCTCTACAGCAACATACAACTATACAAGCGTTGATACCAGAACGGTAGGAAGACAAGATCTAAAAAACAACAATGCAAAGTTTTATGCAGGTTATGTTGATGTTGTTACAGATGAAACTGTTTTTGCAAACACAACAAAACCATGGTCAATAAACTTTGCTTCAGACTTTAAATACATTCCAATTGTTACGGCAACTCCAGTTAATACAGGAACAAGCACCATTGGTAACGATGTTACAATAACTATTACATCAGTAACAACAAATGCAGTAAATGGCATAGTTCGGTATAACTCATCTGGAAATGTAAGTACATCTGTAAACATCTTTGCAATTGGTCTACCTGCATGATATAATTAGTCGCCATGCTGATATGCAAAAAGTGTAAGGGAAGAGTCTTTATAGATAGAGCTTTTACTGCTGAAAACCACATAGAAACCTTTTGTATAGTTTGTGGCAGCAGAAAGTTTTATCATAACTGGGGACCGAATAATCAGGAGGCAGAATGGCTGCTAGCAGCGGAAAAGAAGAGAGCAGCGACAACAATATCACCGTTTTAAGAAGACCAAGAAGAAAGGTATGGTTCTTAAACGAAGACCTTGTAAGAATTGAACACACTAGCAGGGCAGCAGGAATTGTAACATTACATAATTTAACAAAAGATAGAAGAGAGACTACTACTATCGTTGAGTTTAAGAAAAAGCGTAAACGTGCCTTTACAGTTAAAGAAACGGCACAGCTTTTAAACTGTCACAGAAAACACATTCCAAGATTAGTTAAAAAAGGAGTCATTCCCCATCCCATAGGGGAACTTCCGAATGGAGAAAGAGCGTGGCACTACTTGTCATATTACTCAGAAGACGTTATAATGGAAGCAAGAAAAGCCATGTCTCAAATACATCATGGTGCTAAAAGAAAAGACGGATTAATAACAAATAATAAAGCTCCTACAGAGCAGGAGTTGCGTTATGCAATGGGAGATGGCATTCTTCTTTACACCAAAACTGAGGATGGAAGATTTATTCCAATATTCAATGAGACAATATAGAGTATGTTTTTCTTAGCATTGACATTATGTGATTTTTTTAGTACAATAAAGACAAACAACTATTGAAAGGATCTTCATGGAAGCAACAAAAATTCAGTGGGGACTAGGTTACACATTGAATACGGGTAATTTTCAAAATCTACGCATTGACTGTCAAATCTCAGATTGGCAACGAGAGGGAGAAAGTGCTAAGGAAGCATCTGATCGTGTCTACAAGTTTGTAGAAGATCAACTTACAGAAAAACTAAACCAAGCGAAAGAGGAACTAGCATGAGCATTAATAAAGCATATGTAGCTTTTGGAGAACGACCATACGTTGTTTGTTCTTATGGAGATACTCCAGGAAAAGCTTTGAAGAAGATGGCAAAGCTAATTGACAAGAAAGTCAAGGAAGATGATACTACAATAGTCCTTTCCCTTAATTCTTCATATGATGAGGATTGTGTTTTTGTAGCAACAGCAACCTTGTCAAACTTTTAATCATGGTAGATCGTAAAGATAGATTTGCTTTACTGAGTAGATTTGAAAAACTCTGGAAGTCTAAGGGTTTCTCCCCATTGACCATGAATAAGTACAATGAGCAATGGGCAGCAGATGCTCTTCTTGAATCGTTTAGTAGAGATGTAATCTATGAAACCATGGAATACTACTTTGACATAAATCCAAGACCAACATGGAAAGGATTTGCCAACAACGTGGATCGTCTGATACAATCCAAAGCAGACAGAGAAGAAGATAATAGATTGCGTGCTGAGAGGCGTGTGATGGCAAAGGAGTGGATGAGTTGAGTAATCTAGAAGCTAAGACATTATCGGCGGTACTTAATGATAAGCAAACGCATGTATTGCTTCAAGCAAATGTAGATACTCTTTTAAGAACGCACGGAGATGTTTGGGATTTTATTCGTAACTATTATGAGCAAAACCAAACATCACCACCAATCAATATTGTAAAGCAACAGTTTGCTGATTTTGATTATGTTACAGATACAGGTAGTACAAAGCATCACCTAGAAGAACTTAGGGCAGACTATCTTAATGATAATCTAAAGATGATGCTACGATCTGCTGCAACAGATATTCAAGAAGGTAAAGCATCTAATGCTCTTGATCATCTGATTACAGAAACAGCAAACATCAAGAGGGTTACATCTACTGTCAGAGACCTTGATGCTACTGATGTGGACAATGCTGTTGCTCACTTTGAGAACGTTAAAAAAATGCAGGAAGCAGGAACGCATGGAATTTACACAGGACTCGCAGGATTCGACAACTACCTTCCTGCAGGAATTACGCCAGGTCAGTTGGGTGTCCTTTTGGCTTATCCTGCTATTGGTAAATCTTGGATGGCTCTTTATCTCGCTGTTCAAGCTTGGAAGAATGGCAAGTCGCCGTTAATTGTTTCCTTGGAAATGACTGAATCAGAAGTAAGAAATCGTATCTTTGCCATCATTGGTCAGGGTATGTGGAGTCACAGGAAGCTTTCTTCTGGTCAGGTAGAGATTGACATGTTTAAGAAGTGGGCTGAGAAGACTTTTGAAGGCAAGCCAAGTATTAATATCATCTCTAATGATGGTCTGGGAGAAGTGTCTCCTTCAGTATTGCGAGGAAAGATTGACCAATATAAACCTGATATTGTTTTTATTGACTACCTAAATCTTATGACTAGCAATCAGAAAACTGATAGCGAGGTAGTTAAGATGAAGAATCTTAGTCGTGAGTTAAAACTGCTTGCTATTTCTGAACAGATTCCTCTTATAGCGATTTCTTCTGCTACACCAGATGATATAACCGATATGAATAGTGTTCCCACCCTTGGTCAAACTTCTTGGTCACGCCAGATTGCCTATGATGCTGACTTTTTGTTGGCATTAGGAAGAGCACCGAATAGCGATGTTTTAGAGTGCGTCTTCAGAAAAAACAGAAACGGCTTTTTAGGAGAATTTTATGTTCAGGTAGACTTTGACAGCGGTCGCTTTATTTATAAAGACCTAGAATAATAAAAGTCTTTGTATTTTTATGATATAATGATGATATGAAGTTTTGCAGTAGATGTAAAATAAATAAAAACAATAATGAATTTTATACTAATACAAGTAGAAAAGATGGACTAGGTACATACTGTATTGAATGTCAGAATGAATACTCTAGATCTAGGTATGCTTCACCAGATCAATATAAACAAAGAAAGATGTCAGAAAAAGAAAATAAAATAAAAAGAAAAGGATCATCTAGAAAATGGTACTTGAAGTCTACATATAACTTAACCATAGATAAGTATAGTCAAATGCTTTTAGAACAAGGTGGACTTTGTGATATTTGTGAAACACAAATAACTTCAGAAAGACATTTTGATGTAGATCACGACCACTCTTGCTGTTCAGGATATAAATCTTGTGGTAAGTGTGTAAGAGGACTAATCTGTTTTAATTGTAATTCTGTATTAGGACACAGCAAAGACAGAGTAGATATTTTAGAAAAAACAATCAATTATATTAAAAAATATTCTTTTAAAGATTTTGAATAGGATGATATAATAATAACATGTCTACAGAACACTCATTAGTAACACTTAACGATACTACCGCAACACTACTTACTCCACGAGGAGTTCATTCAGGAATGGATATTACAATTCAAAATGTTAATGAATCTGCAATCATATACCTTGGAGGAGAGGGAGTAACGTCAACCAATTATGGATATAGGCTTGCTGTTGGATCTGCTTGGAGCGTAGAGCTTCCTCCTAAGTACGCCTTGTATGCAATTTCAGACATCAATGGAGCAGAAGCTGCAGTCCTAAAGCTAGGCTTGGAGAATAGGCTCTAATGGCTAGATTTTATGATGCAAAGTCTATTGGAATTGGATATCTTGATGGAACGATTCAAGATTATTCTCCAATCTGGTCAGGAACAGAACTATCTTATACTGGAACTCCAGCAACAGGATCTTATGTTAAGGTTGGAAAATTAGTTTCTGTTCAAATAGAAGTAAACTTTACTGATGTTTCTGATTTTGGATCAGGTCAATACTATCTAACTTTGCCAATTAATTCTGCATATCATACAGATGTGTATGGGGGATCAATACATAAGGTAGTAAACCAAGGAATAGACCATTACAGCATAAAAGGACACCTAGAAGATGGGTCTAATCAATTCAGTATCTGGTCTATAAATAGCGCATCTTTAGATGAACCATTTGATTTCAACTCACCAATTGGAATTGATGAAGATGATAAATTCCATATGAACTTTTCTTATATCTGTGAGTAACACGCTGGTATAATTAATGCATGAACTACATGCATAAGAATATTAAGCGGTTTCACTTAGATGGAACTATTTATGATGACTCGTTCATACCAAGATTAAAAGAAGAGTACATAAGAATACTAGAGACTCAGATGAAGTTACAAGGATATTCCCCAAGACTTGACATTGAGCCAGACTTTACAATACACTATACAGGAAAAGCATACGATTTTATACTATCACTTTACGGAGCATTTGTAGGAAAGAGGAACTCAGAGTGTCTTACAGGAATAGACAAAAACAAACCAATATTTATACAGCAGAACAAGTCAGAAGGTCCATCCTTGGATCAGGAATCAAAATCGAATCAGAAGTAGATTCTGATTACATAGTATTCTGTCCGTTTCATAACAATTATCGCAGTCCTGCAGGAGAAGTCTCGAAGACAATTGGACAGTTTTTTTGCTTTTCATGCCAAACATCTAAAACACTAACAGAGTTCGTAATGTTTACCACGAGAAAGACATTCTTTGAAGCAACAAGAATGATTGATTCATATTCAACAGAAACAAACATCTCAGGACTTCTTGATGACATCCTTAAAGAAGAGCCAGAGTATAAGCCATTTGATGAGTTATTGATTAGAAGACTTCATCAGCAAGCCATTGAATCTCCAAGGGCTATGAGATATTATGAAGGAAGAAGAATCTCTATAGACTCAGTAAATAAGTTCTTATTGGGATATAGCGAGAACCAGGATATGGTTACCATACCCATGACCTCTCCAGATGGAAAGATATTTGTGGGATTTGTTGGACGGTCTGTAGAAGGTAAAGAGTTTAAGAATACACCAAAGCTTCCTAAGGCAAAGATCTTGTTTAACTTGCATCGTGCTAGAAAGTATGATACAGTTTACGTTGTTGAATCATCCTTTGATGCTATAAGGTTAGATCAAAATGGAGTGGCAGCAGTTGCAACGCTAGGAGCAAATGTGTCAAGGATACAGACAGACCTATTGACAAAACACTTCAATGATGTTATAGTTATCGCAGACAATGATGATGCAGGTAAAGAAATGCAGAAAAAGATTTTAGATCGTCTGGGGCATAGAGCAACAATTATTGGTCTACCAGATAGATTTAAAGACATCGGAGACATGCAAGATTCCGATATACAACAATTAACAAAAAGAGTATCAGATCCACTACTAAATTACATATAGGAGAAAATATATTATGAGTATAATTAAGGGACTAAAGGCCATGGAACAGGCCATCGATAAGCCCAAATTTGCAGATAACTCAGGGGGCGTTAAGGTTCGCTGGGTAAAGCTTGATGATGGTCAGTCTGTAAAGATTCGTTTTGTAAACGAACTTGATGCAGATTCACCAAATTATAATGAAGAACGAGATCTCGCTATCGTAGTTTCAGAGCACACAAATCCAAAGGACTACCGCCGTAAGGCTGTATGCACAATGGACTCTGAGGGTCGCTGCTATGGCTGTGAAATGGCTCGCAAGGAGCCAAAGAGTGGTTGGCGAGCACGTTTGCGATTCTACACCAATCTACTTGTAGATGACGGTATTGAAGATAAGTACGTTGCCGTTTGGTCACAAGGTGTAAGTAAGCAGTCTGCATTCAACAATGCAAGGGAATATGCTCTGGAGACTGGAAGCATTAGCAATCTAAACTGGAAGCTAAAGCGACAGGGTACGGCTATGGAGACGACATACGTTCTTCTTCCATCTGCTCCAGACACAGAACCATTTGATTGGTCAGGCATTGAACCATATAATCTTGAGAAGGTTGTCAGAGAACTTCCTTATTCAGAACAGGAAACATTCTACCTTGGATTTGAAGGTCCAGTAGGTGCGTCCACTTCCAACATTGATTGGTAAATAGGCTGGTAGGAGGGGCTACTCCATCGTGCTGAATTTCGCAGTAGCTTAGGATGGTTGTAGTTAGTCGGCGAAGCTAGGTTGAAATTCCAGAGAAGTGCCTCTCCTACCTTATTTTTTTGAAAGGGTAATCTTGTATATTCCATTGCACGTTCACACACACTACAGCCAGATGGATGGTGTTGCTACTCCAGAAGAGTATGTAGAAAGAGCAAAAGAAAATGGCATGTCTGCGCTTGCTATTACAGATCATGGAACGTTGTCAGGACATCGACCAATGTATCGCGCAGCGAAGGCTGCAGGCATAAAGCCAATCCTTGGTATTGAAGGGTACATGACTAAGGACAGACTTGATAAAAGAGACAAGTCAGAGAGAACAGATCCACTAGACCTTGTATACAATCACATTGTAATTCTTGCTAAGAATGATCAGGGTTTAGAAAACCTTGGAAAATTAAATGAACTTGCATGGAACGAAGGCTTTTATAAAAAGCCACGAATTGACTTTGAACTTCTTGATCAATATGGTGAGGGCTTGATTGTTTCTTCAGCATGTATGTCTGGGTTTATCAACAAGGCTATTGAGGAAGACAACTATGCAGTAGCAAAGCAGCATCTTAAGTGGTTTGGTGATCGCTTTGGTGATGACTTCTATGTTGAAGTTATGCCTCATAATACTGAAGGAATGAATCAAGCACTAATTGAATTAGCAGATGCTCAAGGACACAAGATCATTGTTACTCCTGACTGCCACCATGCAACGGTAGATCAAAAAGAGATTCAGGAGATGATGCTTATTCTTAATACTCATGCCAAGATAGAAAAAGAATCCACATTTGAAAAGTCAAAGAAGATTGACAGCATGATGGACAGACTAGACTATCTTTATGGCAAGGGAAGGATGATGAGCTTTAATAAGTTCGACATCCACCTACTCTCTGCTGATGAGATGAAGGAGTCCATGGAGAAAAACGGTGGATTCAGAGAAGACATGTTCACCAATACCCTTGAGGTTGGCGAGAAAGTTGAAGAGTATACGATTAACAGAAATCTAAACCTACTTCCTGTAGAACATCGTGATCCAGATAAGGAGATTAAGAATCAAGCCTTAGAGTTCTTAAAAGAAAATGGATTGGATAGTCAGGAATATTTAGATCGTCTTGATGAAGAGCTTTCTGTAATTAAGGATAAGAAGTTTGCATCTTATTTTATCGTTGTTAGAAACATGCTCACTTGGGCTAAGAAGAATGATATTATGGTTGGTCCAGGTCGTGGATCAAGCGCAGGATCTTTGCTGTGCTATGCACTAGGAATTACAGACATTGATCCTATGAAGTATGGACTACTGTTCTTTCGCTTTATTGATATTGATCGTGATGACTGGCCTGACATTGACTCAGACATTCAAGACTCACGCCGTGAAGAGGTGAAAGATTATCTAGAAAGACAGTATCGCTATGTAGCATCAATCGCAACATTCCTTCAGTTTAAGGACAAGGGAGTCGTTCGAGATGTTTCTCGTTGTCTTAACATCCCACTTGCTGATGTTAACCGTGCGCTCAAGGCAGTGGATACATGGGAAGAATATCTGACATCAAAGAATACCGCATGGTTCCGTGAAAAGTATCCAGAGGTAGAAGTATATGGAGATCAACTTAGGGGTCGTATTCGTGGAACAGGTGTCCACGCTGCAGGAGTTGTGACATCAAAGATGCCTATCTCCAAGATTGCTCCAATGGAAACTCGCTCAATAACAGGATCAAAAACTCGTATTCCTGTTGTTGCGGTAGATATGGAAGAAGCAGCAGACATTGGTCTAATTAAGATTGATGCATTGGGTCTAAAGACTCTTACCGTGATTAACGACACACTTAATATAATTAATGATAGGCATGGAAAGAAGATTAACTTAAAGTCAATTGACTTAGAGGATAAGAATATCTACAACATGCTCTCTGATGGTCATACAAAGGGTGTATTTCAATGTGAGGCAACACCTTACACGAACCTTTTGGTAAAGATGGGGGTATCTAAATTCGATGAATTGGTAGCCTCTAACGCTCTAGTACGTCCAGGAGCTATGAACACCATTGGTAAGGATTATATTGCTCGTAAGCATGGTAAGCAGGGCATTACCTATGCCAGCCCAATCATGAAAGACTTTACTGAGGATACATACGGTACAATTCTGTATCAGGAGCAAGTTATGCTTGCCTGTACGTCTCTTGGTGGAATGACAATGGGGGAAGCCAACAAGGTTCGTAAGATTATCGGCAAGAAAAAGGATGCGAGAGAGTTTGACGAGTTCAAAGAGCTATTTGTTCGGAATGCGACTGGGCCACTTGGTGGGACGGCTGCTGAGAAAATGTGGCATGACTTTGAGGCCCACGCAGGATACTCGTTTAATAAGTCTCATGCTGTCGCTTACTCAACCCTCTCGTACTGGACGGCATGGCTAAAGTATTACTATCCACTAGAGTTTATATTTGCCTTACTTAAAAATGAAAAAGATAAGGATGGTCGTACAGAGTACCTCATTGAGGCAAAGCGTATGGGCATTCCAATGAAGTTGCCACACATCAATGATTCAGATATTGACTTCAAGATCGAAGGGAAAGGAATTCGTTTTGGGCTTTCTAGCATTAAGTATATTTCTGATACTATCGCTAAAAGATATATTGCTGCACGCCCCTTTAACTCTTATGGACAGATTCAAGAGTTTACGTTTACAAAGGGAAATGGAGTAAATTCAAGGGCACTTGAAGCACTAAGAAAAGTTGGTGCAGTTACGTTCCCAGATAACCCCAGGAATGAAGAAGAGATTAAGGAAAACATGTATGAGTATCTAACTCTTCCTGAGTTTAACATTCAAGTTCCACAGCACTATCATGCATACATTAGTAGTGTAGATGAGTTTGATGAAAAGGGTGCCTTCATTATGATGGGGGTTATCAGAGGAATTAAACGAGGAAAGGGCTGGAGCAGAGTAGAGTTACTAGACAACACAGGAAGCGTAGGAATTTTTGATGAAGAAGAGACATCCATCGAAGCAGGTCGCACTTATATTATTCTTATTGGATCTAACAGGATTGTGGAAGCAGTTCCTATTGACGAGATACGAGAAAGCAACAGCCCGTTGGTACGGTTCTTAAGCTATAAGCAATTGCCATATGGACAGGACGAGTATTTCGTGTTATCATTTAAGCCAAGAGTTACAAAAGCTGGAAAAAGAATGGCCTCACTTGTGGTAGCAGATAGCGGAAGAGATTTACTTTCAATGATCGTATTTCCTAGCGCATTTGCAATGGCTTACACAAGATTAGAAGAGGCTAAGGCATATAAGATTAATTACAGTATTTCTAAAGATGAAGACTTAATATTTCAGGAGGTAGTTGTAGCGTGACGTTAGACAATATGGCAAAAATGATTCACAAGAATGCAGTAGAAAAAGGTTTTTGGGAACCAAATACGGAGGATAATCATACCGTTTTTTATCTTAAGCAGATTGCAATGATTCATTCAGAATGCTCCGAAGTTCTTGAAGCAATTAGAAAAGAAAAAGGTGACGATCAGGTTGTGGAAGAGTTGGCAGATGTCCTTATTAGAACCCTAGATTTATATGCAGGACTAGTTAGTGATGGGTATACAGAAATGTCTCTAGACGAAACTATCACAAAAAAGATCGTAGTTAATTCTTCAAGGCCAATGATGCACGGGGTGTTGGCGTGACAAATGTTGATGAAATTCTTGCACAGCTTAATCCTAAGTTAAGGAAAAAGATTTCTTTAGGATCTGATATAGAGCAGACAACGTTTGCAAAAACTCCAAGCTTTGGATTGAATCGTTCTTTGAATGGAGGTCTTCCTTACGGTAGACAGGTTTTGATCTACGGTAACAAGTCATCTGGAAAGTCATCATTCTGCCTGCAAACAATTGCTCAGGCCCAAAAGCAAGGGAAGGTTTGTGCATGGATCGATGCGGAAATGACCTATTCTCCAGAATGGGCAGAAGCTCTTGGGGTAGACAACTCTACCCTTATCCATTCTACGGCTCGGACAATGAACGACATGGTAGATGTTGGTACAGAACTGATGAAAGCAGGAGCAGACATTATCGTTGTAGATAGCATTTCTGCATTGCTACCAGCAATATATTTTGAGAAAGACTCTGCAGATCTAAAACAGTTAGAGAACACTAAGCAGATCGGGGCAGAGTCAAGAGATATGGCAAATGCCGTCAAGATGCTTAACTATGCAAACAATCAAGTAAAGCCAACTCTGTTGATCTTTATTTCACAGATCAGGAATAACTTTGGATCTATGCATGTCTCTCATGAGCCAACTGGTGGTCATGCTACAAAGTTTTATTCATCAACAATCATCAAGTTGTTTTCTAGTCAGTCAGACAACCAAGCAATTAAAGGTAAGACCTATGTTGGTGACAAGATTATTGAAGAAAAGATTGGCAGAAAGGTTCGATGGGACGTTCAATTCTCGAAGACAAGTCCTGCTTTCCAAGGTGGAGAGTATGACTTTTACTTTAGAGGGATAGACGTTGGAGTAGATGCTATAGCAGACTTGGTTGATACAGCAGAGATGCTTGGATTCATTGAACGTGGTGGTGCATGGTATACAGTAGAGGGAGAACGTTATCAAGGAAGAGATAAGCTAGTTATGGCAGTAAAAGAAAACCTAGACATCCAGGAAGCTTTGATAGAAAAGATTGCTAATGCGTAAATTCTCAATCTACAAAGGAGTGTTTGTTTGCCAAAGATGTAAGAAGGAAGTACCAGAAGCAAGAATGTATTATGAAACATTAGATTTTACTTGGATGTGTGAAGAAAAACATCTATCGAAAGTAAACTTTCAGTCAAGAGGATATTGATGGCAACTAATAAAACAGAAGCGTCAGAACTCAAAAGAATGGGTGCCAAGGTACACAAGAACTCTGGTCGTGGAATGATTAAGGGGGATGGAAACTTGGATGAGTTTGTTATAGATGTAAAAGAATATAACAAGTCTTATTCCGTTTCTATCGACAGTTGGGCAAAAATATGTACAGATTCGATGAAGGTAGATAAAAGTAAGTCACCCATGCTTCAACTTGTTTTGCGAGATGAAGGAAAGGTAATTAGACTATCAGTAATAGAGTGGTCTATACTTGAAGATCTAATAGAAAGGGCATCTAGTGTCAACAACGATTGAGCAGATTAGTGGTTTGCATGAGATTGCAGACTATATGAAAGATGATGAACTAAGCCAAGCACTAGAATTTATTGCTAAGATAATTCTAAAGCCAGACATTCCTCCTCAGGTTGCTACGATTGAGATCGTTAGGTTACAGGCAATCGCTGCAAAGATGCAGATGAGGGCAACGTGGATGGCTAACGTAGATAAAAGTGATAGATCAAAGAAAAATGTATATTATTCCGCAGCAGCAGAAATTGACAAGGTAGTTGCAGCACTAAAGTTTATACTTAAGTGATACAATTATTCCCTAACAAGATAGGAAAAAATAATGGCTAAGAACTTTTTAGAAGAAGTAATGGATAAACAACCAGAAGGCCCAATTGACACAAGAGCTTTGATTAATAAGATTGAGTCTGGCTATACAGTAAACAGAAAGACTGAGTTCAAGACAAAGAAAACCTTTAGTCCATCGGCACTTGTGTATGGCAATGGTGCTTGTGCTAGGTATTGGTGGCTCGCTTGGACAGGAGCAGACTTTGAGGACAATGCAGATGCTTACGCTGTGGCAAACATGGGCAGTGGAACAGATGCACATGAGCGCATTCAAACAGCAATTGAGAATGCAGGGCTCATGGTAGAGAAAGAAAAGCGTATTGTTGCACAAGATCCACCCATCTTTGGATTTGCTGATGCTGTAATCCAATGGGGTGAAGAGCAGCCTGTAGTAGAAATTAAAACAATGCGTGAAGAATCATTTGCGTATCGTAAGCACGCTAAGCCACCAAACTACCACCTCATGCAGCTAATTATCTACATGAAGGTACTTGGAAGAAAGCTTGGAGTGCTTCTTTATGAAAATAAAAACTCTCACGAACTACATGCAATTACCGTAGAACCCAAAGAAGAGTACATTGCTTGGGCAGATTATGCATTTGATTGGATGCGTAAAGTGAGGAAGCAATGGGAAGAAGAAGATATTCCTCAAAAGACGTACAGGTCAAACTCAAAGGTGTGCAAGGGTTGTCCAGTAGCAACAACCTGTGCGTCTGCAGACAAGGGAACAATTAAAATACAGCCTCTGGAGTACCTTGGATGAAGATTTGTGAGTGGTGCTCCAAGGACTTCAATCCTAAAGTAACCTACCAGATTTACTGTTCCTCAGAGTGCAGAGAGCTTGCTACTAAAGAGAAAATTTCTTATAGGCAGCAAATTGTAAGAGCAAAAAGTAGGTCTGGAAAAAAAAGAAAATGTGCTGGTGGATGCGAAACCATTATTTCTATATATAATAACAATGGTTTTTGTGGAAACTGTATGGTAAATAAAAGAAAAGTTGATCAAATGCTAAAAGAACTTAAGGGGTTGTTTGACTATGAGCAAGAAAAGTGAAGCACTAGGTCTAGACGCACCCAGTTCATTTTGTGCAATAGATGCAAGCACACTAAGCATAGCGTTTGCATTCTTTATTGATGGTGAGTTGGGCAGGTACGGCAAGGTTACTTTTTCAGGAAATACAATCTATGAAAAGTTATCTGATACTGCCCACAAGACCATTAGCTTATTTAAAGCTATGCCAGTAGACTGCATGGTAATTGAAAAAACAATTTTTGCTAACAGCCCTCAAGTGGCTGCAAACCTATCCCTAAGTCAAGGGGCACTAATAGGTGGAGCATCCCTTGGTGGCGTTACAAAGGTGTATGGAGTGGCTCCAATGTCCTGGCAGTCCTATGTTGGAACAAGGCTACTGACTACAGATGAAAAACAAAAGATTCATAATGCCAATCCAGGCAAATCATCTTCTTGGTATAAAGCCAAGGAAAGAGAACAAAGAAAACAAAAGACTATCTCAACAGTTAATGAAAGATTTAATATAAACATTAGCGATAACGATGTTGCTGATGCCTGTGGCATTGGAATGTTTGCTGTTGATAATTGGAAAA